GAATACGTTAATATCTATTGCTTCAGGGTTTGCATATGTTTGAATTCCTTCTAAATAAGCATAATAATCGGAGTTTCCATTTGCAGTGTCAAACAATCCACCATTTGTTGTAAGACCTGAAATGTATGTTGTTTTTCCAAATATATACGCATCTCCATATGTTCTTACTCTTCTGTAGATATCCCAACCATCAAAACCACCACATACTGCAAATGTAAATTTACGATAATTAATATTGGTTAATTTGTTGTTAGCGGCGTCTGTTTGACCTTCCAAATCATAACCCGTTGTTTGATATGTTGTACCTGTAATTGAAGATGCATTAGTTGATAAGTGAAATCCATCAGTACTATTCAATGTTCCTGAACCTTTATATTTGAACAAATCTGCGTCAAAACTAAAATTACTATCTGAAGATAAACCTAAAGATGTTTTTCTATATTTGTCTCCGTTACTTGTTGTTGCTGAATATGGTGATCCAGCTGGACCAATCGCATCTCCTGAATCAAAAAATTCAGTTTTATAAAGAACATTACCTAATTTTGTTGACCCTGATAAAGTTGCGTTTGTAAACCCTTTAAATCCAGCAGGGAACGCATTTGATGGTGCATTAGGGTCCATACTTAACATAATATATTTAGAATTCAAAGTATAATCACCATTTGATGTTCCTACCTTTCTAGCAACATATCCCGCAACATCAGGATTCATTGAACATCTTGAGAATTTTTCTAAAACTGACATGTTTTCATCTGTATCGTTAAAATCTCTAACTAGTATGTCAAATTCACCTGTTTCAATATTGATATTTTGAATTGTAATTTTAACTTCTTCATTTGCAGCGTTTCCGTCTGAAATTGTGGTTATATCAAATAAATCATCAACTTTACCACCTCTTACTTCAGAAACTATAGTAGGTGACGTTGGAAAAGCCCAAGGATTTGAAAAATTGTCACCTTCAGCGTTATATACTTCAGTAAAACTTAAACCACTAATCATACCTTGGTGATATAAATTTTTAGTTAAGTTTGGATATACTTCGTGAACATATAAAGGAACATCACTTCTATCTTTATCATATGGACTTGTTCCTAAAACTTTAGTTATATATTTTGATGATGTAACGTCTAAACTACAAGTAAAAACTTTAGCTCCACCTGTTGCACCTGTAACATGAATATCAAATTCAGATAATGGATTAGTTGTTAATGTTGCACCACTAAGAACGAAGGATGTATTTCCAGTAACTTCAAATACTAAAGTTTCTCCTGAATAATGTCCTCTTGATCTTAATGCTACCACTACAATATCTGCATCTGTACCTAATGTTTTAATACCGAATGTTTTACCTGCTTTATAACCTGTCTTACCTAATACTCTTGTTACAAATAATTGATTTGACTCTTGTAAATAAGATTTAGCGACATAACCTAATTCATATTTTGGATTACCATTACCATCTTTTTCAGGTGATGTACTTCCGAAATATGTTTTAAATTCGTCAAAATTTGAAATTAATATTGGTTCATTAGCTGGACCTTTTAAGGTTTCTCCCACTAATCCCAATGTTGTAACACCTATACTTTGTGCTACGAATGTTAAATCCTTCTCTGATGTATAAACACCTGGAGAAACGAATACTCTGTTTGAATTTGCCATCGATTGTTGTTTGGTTAAATTGTTTTTATTACTTATCTTATAAATATCTTTGTTTTCACCAAAGATTTCCGAACTTTTCTTAAAAAGATAGTTATTTATCTTTAATTATCTTTTATATGGAAAACAAACAAAAAAATGTTAAAATAGGTCAGAAACACCACGAAATGTTAAAAAATTATTGTGATAAAAATGGATTAAAAATTTATAAAGTATTGGAAAAACACATTGAGGAACTTTGTAAACCTAAAAAGAAAGACATTTATGGTGACGATTAGTATAAATAAGATATACTAATTTTTGACCCAACTTTAGGATTGGAGAGATATGTAATTTCATCGTCTCCAGTAATATCAAACCCAACTGACTCTTCTTCAGCTAATCCATTGGTTTCAACCGTTATTAAACTATTGATGGAATTACTTAAGTTAAACACTCTTGATGCGGTATAAATAAACTCTTGTTTTTCAAATTGTAATAATTTACCCTTATTGTCTAAAATTACACTATTAATTCCTTTATAAAATTGTATCGTTATTATTGAGTTATTTATTGGAGGTTCAATAAAAGTAATCGTACTTGTAAAGTTTATAAACGTAAAACTTAAATCTCTTATTTGACCAATACCGTTCATTGAAACTGAAAATAAGGTTCCGATATTAGTTCCAACACTAAAATTAGTTTGTGTTCCGTCTGCAATAAAACTGACCGTCATTATATTAATCGGCATGTTTTGACTCTGACTTGAAACAACATTATCTTTTATAAATTCGTACATAGATTATGGTTTAATACAAATATCCTACTGATATATTTGAATTTATGGATGGTTTATCTGATAAAATAATATACGAGTTATCATCTGAAACGATAAATCCGATACCTTGTTGTTCCGCCAATCCATTAATCTCAACTGTAACAACACTATTAATCATTTCATTTGTATCAAACATTGGTCTATTATTGGTTGGTGGGTCAAAAAAAGATCCCGAACCTGTGAATTGAAACTCTTCTCTAACAAAACTAAAAATTGTACCTGATGTTCCTACTATTCTACTATTCTTACTTTTATAATAAACAATAGTGAGTTTACTTCCGGCGGTTGGGATATATGGAGAAACAAATTCTATTTTTGAAGTGTAAGCAATATGTAAATAATTTGTATTTTTTGTTTGTAATACATCATTTACATAAACACCGAATAATGTACCAATACTTTCACCAACATCAAAAACACTTTGAATTCCGTCACAAACTAAATTTACAGTTTGTATTATATCATTAGTATTAACAACTTTATTGACACCAAATTTGGGGTTATCTTTTATAAACTCAAACATGGTAAATAATCTATTAATGGCGGGTTTCACTTCAAACTCCTCACTATCTATCAAATAACCTAACATTGTAAATTGATAATTCTGAACGTAAAATCTACGTCCGTCAATCGTTTCAATTGGACTATTATCTTCAATCTTATCAAGAACAATAGGAATGTAATGTCCTTTAATTGTTGTATAATCTTGTCTTGACGCAAAGTGACGTAATATGATTTTATTAAACTTGTTTAAATCTCTAAATTTATTACATATAATTGTTACGTCATATGTAATATCCACAGGGATAGGTTGTGGTATTGTGTAAATGTCCGCGCCCAATTGTGAACCATTCCAATTCGGAACTGAAGCGTAATAAACTTGATATCTGTCAGGTATTGTTCTTTGAACCGATGGATTTGTTCCAAATTGAACGTCGGGTTTTCTAATGGTTGCAATAAATGGAAGTTGCATGTTACCGTCTTCATCACTAAACGACCAATTCTGCATAAACTCTCCCCATCTTTGTATTGTTAGAATTTTATTTATAATTGGGATTTGTTTACCATCAGTTACGACCTTAAATGTTTTCGTAACATAATCTAACATACCCCTATCTAAATCATCGTGTAATATAGAATCGGGAAGATTCGTATCTGATTTGGTAATATTATCCAAAAGTTCCTGTCTCCTTTTAGTGAGTTCAGAACCTTTATAGATTTCAATATTTGTTTTTCTTTTAGGTATTCCCATGTTATACTCCTCTAAATGTATTGTCTTGTACTGCTGTACATACAATGTTTCTATAATATGGTTTGTAACCAAACATATTATGTTTATTATCTGATGTTACTTTTCCGTCGTTTGAAACGTTATAATATCTTGTTCTTGTTTCAGATTCAGGGTATCCAATAAAATCTCCGTATTTTATATCAACCTTTAATTCTTCCAAATGTTTTATATAAACTGATAATGTCATATTACCCGGTTCGTTGTATCTTAATAATCCACCTTTATATGAACTGTTCTTTGGTTCCTCTATTTTAACTAATGCATAAAACTCAATTGGTGGGAAATATTTAATTTCATCCACCCCAACTTCAGCGTAAACGTCGTCGTTTTCTGTTTTTTGTTTATCTACACGATATAATACCAATTTTATCCCCAAATCACCATGAAGGTATTCCTGACCCATTTGAATATTTAAATCAAAGTCATCCTGAGAAAGGAATTTGGACATTCTCGTTATCGGTAATTTATTATTCATATCCTTATAAATAGTTTAATATTTCATTCTATTTAGTTATATTATATATATTATATGGAGATAAAAATTCCCGAGATTGAAGCGAGAACAATATTATTAACTTACGAAGGTTCCAATAACCAATTATTGGATTGGAAAAGAAAGATAGATGAGGTTAAAAATTTTAAGTTAACCAGACCCCAATCTGAATATGTAATGAAATATTACGAATTGAGTCCAAAGGTCGCTAGAAAATATATTAATTTGGTTTCCACATTTGGAGAAAAAATTATGGAAGAAAGGTTATTACCCATTCCCCCTGAAAAAATTTGGTGTGAAAAATTGTTATGTGAATCTGATAAAGCGTTTCATATATGGGGTAAAGTTTTAGATAGTGACCAAATGAGTGCAATGTGGTTACCTAAGTCTGCAATTGTTCAAGATGAGAAAAAGTTAAATCGTGTAATTGATTATAGTCCGTATGATAATCGTCCTCCTATGGAACATCAAAAGGTTGCCATTGAGAAGTTATTGGCTAACAATAAGTTTATATTAGCTGACGATATGGGTCTCGGAAAAACGACGGCAGCGGTTATTGCATCGATGGAAAGTGGAGCAAAGAAAGTTTTAATTGTTTGTCCTGCATCTCTTAAAATAAATTGGGATAGAGAGATTAAAAATTACACAGATAGAAAAGTTTTAATAGTTGAAGGTCGTAAATGGGGGTCTACTTTTGATTATTATATTATCAATTATGATATATTAAAAAATTATCACACCACAGAAAAAAGTGAAGATAGTGATGACTATAAATTATTAGTAAATGAAAAGTTTGATTTAGCAATTGTGGATGAAGCACATTATGTAAGTAATAGTACCGCGAACAGAACTCGTTTATTAAATGACGTATTAGAAACCATACCACGAGTTTGGTTATTAACGGGAACCCCAATGACATCAAGACCAATAAATTATTTTAATTTATTAAAGATTGTTGATTCACCTTTAACATTAAATTGGCAATCTTATGTTCGTAGATATTGTAAAGGTTATCAATTCACTGTTGGAAATAGAAAAGTGTGGAACACAAGTGGGGCAAGTAATTTGGATGAGTTAAGAGAAAGAACAAAGTCATATGTTCTTCGTAGAATGAAAACAGATATTTTAGATTTACCTGAAAAAATTGTTACACCTGTCTTTGTAGAATTAAGTAGTAAAATGTATGATGAGGAGTTAGAAGAGTTTACAAGAATTAGTAATGATAAGAAGGACAACGAAACTATTAGTGTAACCTTAAATCGTTTAATGAAAATTAGACAACTTATTGCTTACGAAAAAATTCCATACACTTGTGAAATTATAGATAAATGTTTAGATCAAGGAAAGAAAGTAATTGTATTCACTAACTTTACAATGTCATTAGATATGTTACATGAGAAATATAAAAAGAACTCTGTAATATTGAATGGTAGTATGTCTAAAGAAAAGAAACAAGAGAGTGTTGATAGATTTCAAAATGAAGATAAGGTAAAAATATTTATCTCAAATATTATTGCAGGTGGTGTTGGTATTACATTAACTGCAGGTGAGGTTGTTGTAATGAATGATTTATCATTTGTACCAGCTCATCACAGTCAAGCCGAAGATAGAGCATATCGTTACGGTCAACAGAATAGTGTGTTGGTTTATTATCCCGTGTTTGAGAATACGGTTGAAAAAATTATCTATAATATATTACAAAAGAAAAAAGGAATTATAGACCAAGTTATGGGAGATGGAGAATACTCTGAATCGTTTAGTAAGGATTTACTTAAAAGCCTCCTTTAATCTTTATTATTGCGTCCCTTAAAGTCAATTCTAAATCTTTATCTTCAGGGTTACCTATTAATAAAGTTACTATTTTATTTTCCAAATCCAAAGTTAGAACGTTTTCACCTTCACCTGTTTTGTAGTTAAATTCAAAATTGTTCTTACCCGCAGTTTCAAATAAATCTAATAATGTGTTAGTCATTTTTACTTACTTTTTTAATAAATAATTTAGATGGAAATTTAAAAACAGGTTTTCCATATTCAGTTAATCTTTCAATACTTTTTTTATCATTTTTAAAAATGTAAATTTCTTTTTCTTTTGGGACATAAAAAACAAATAATATTACATCATTATAATTCTTTAATGTCATTGAAACTCTAACATAGTAATCTTCTCCCCTCAATTCACATTTAGAAACTCCTTTAATTTGTGTTCCACAAAAAATTGTTTCTCCCGTATTTTTACCTTTAACATACATAATACAATCGTGTCCGTTAAACATATCAATTGGGTCTCCAGGTAAATCGTCTTTCATCTCCATCGCAAATGCTTCAGGAAAATAATATTTCCAATTTTTTTTCCAATCTTTAGTATGTTCTTGTCCTGCTAACCATGAACGAAAACAATATTCTCTTAGTTCCCAATAAAACTCATTTTTATCAGATATTAAATGTGTTTTATATGTTTCAGCATATCTAAACATCTTTTTAATATTGTTAAAATTATTAGTATAATCCCTATCAAATTTAATTGTATCGTTTATCTCATCTTTTAATAATAGAAAATTAACTTCATTTTTAAAATGAGTTAATGCCGTAAAATTAGTATTTCCTCTATTAATATGTCCCCAATATTCTTCATCTTCTATTATCTCCACAACTCCATAATAAGAACCGCCATTTTCTTTAATTCTTTTAGTCCATCTTCCTTTTTGTTTACTATAAACACTAAAGAATAAATTACCCCAAAGTTCTATTATTTTATTTTTTAATGTATCATCAGACAAAATATAGTCAAAATCTGACGTATCTTCAGATGAATAATTTTTAAGTTCAGTTAGTTTAGTGTTAGACATAACACAAATATAAGATATTTATAAGAATATACCAAATTATGCCCACTATTATTACACCGGAAGAAAGAGATAAATTATATACACAGGTTTTTCACCTTTTGGGGATGCCAGTTCGTGGAATTGAACTTACACAAGAACAAATGGATACCTTTTTAGAGTTATCTCTATCAGAATACGAACAATACGTTAGTGATTGGTTAATTGAATCTCAATGGTCGGCGTTAGCGGGTCTTGATTTAGACACACAATCCCTTTCAAGGGCTTTTACAACAAGAAGTTTAGATTACGAAACTCAATATACTCACTCGTATTCCAAAATTGTAGGTTTACAGGCTGGTGGAACAAGTGAATTAAAGAAGGATTATTTTACAGTTTCACAAAATCAACAAGTATATGAAATTCCTGCTGGTCGTGAAATTAACGAGTTATTATACTTTACACGTGCAACTTTGAATGACTCAATCGTAGATCCATTTTTAGGTGGTTTTGGAGCACTTGGTGGTGTTGGTTTCGGTGGTGTGGGTGGATACGCTCAAGTTGGAACCGCTGGCTCATATTTTATGACGCCAGGTTTTGACCTATTATTAAGGATGCAAGACAGAAACTTCAAGAGTAGAATGATTGGTGGTGATTTGACATATAAAATTACTGCAGGTCCTGAAGGTAAGAAATTGGTACACCTTTATAATGTACCAGGTGGTAAATTTGACTTTGGTTCTATCGCTAAAAACAACTACAACGTTTGGTATTGGTACTATGAAACTATGGATAGAGATACTTGTTTAGAGAAAAACAAAGATGTTATTAAATTACCTTCAGATGTTATGACGGAAGAATTAACATGGGGTAGTTTAAATAAACCTTCACAGAATTGGGTTAGAAAATATCTAATCGGTTATTCTAAAGAAGGTTTAGGTCGTATATGGGGTAAGTTTTCAGGTGATTTACAAGTTCCTGATAGTACAATTAAATTAGATTACAGTTCATTAATTACTGAAGGTAAAGATGAAAAATCTAAATTGGTTGAAGAACTTATGGCAAGATTAGAAAGATTACGTCCTGACAAAATACTTGAAAGAAAAGCAGGTGAGGCAGAGAATCTAAACAAATCTCTTAAGTTTAGAGCTATGCCAGCACCTATTAATATTATCTAACTTTCTATTGCGTGTAATGCATAATCATTACCATTAGTTTCAATAATCTCCTCTTCATTGGATTTGGTACTTTGTTCTTGGAACGAAATTACTTTTCTATTATGGTCCACCCAAAATGGGTCAGCAAGTTCTAAACTATTTTCCACATACATAAAGTAAGGGTCCCTACCCACACGATTCCAAAACAAAACTTCACTATCCGATAAAGTCATTACTTCATCTAATTTATCTTGACCTTCTTCTTTTAATGGAAATCCATTAACTAATTCACATTGTAATTTTGTAAAGAATTGTCTTTGGTCAGGAGATTCAATTAATATATCTTCTCTAATTGACGGATGAAAAACAACTAACAATGGTTCCACACGTTTGTTAAAATTATTAAGATAACGAGGAACATTATAATCACCTTTTAAATCAGGATTGTTTAATATTTCTTTTTCATCAATCATATAACAATTCACTTCAATATAATCTTCTGGCATTGGTGTACCATGTTTTGTAAGATATTCTTCTAAAACTTTCTTACTTGGTCTACTAACTTTCTGAACGTCTCCTGATGATTTCTTTGTACCATTGTTTATATAATAGATTGTGTCTCCTAATCCTGCCGGATAATCACTTCTCATAATTAATTCCATATGTGCTTGACGAGACATTAATGAACCAGCTTTAGTTGTCTTCTGAACATACTTTCTATAATCATTAATAGATTGTTTAACACGAGCTTTATTTGCAATTTTTGATAACGGAATTTCTTTATTATAAATTTTACTTACAAATTCATAATATAATTCCACAAAAGATAATCCATCACCATTTAACAAATACTTTAATCCTTCATCTAAAAACTCTACAATATATGTTTGTAATTTTTTTGATTTAATTGTATTACCTGTTAATTTAATTTTCTCTTTTCCTTTCTTCATCATCTTAATGATATAGTTCTTACGAGAAACATTAATACATGATGGTGCAACATAATCAATATCTAATCCCATTTCATTTCTCATAAAGATATCATTGAACTCTGCAGTATCCGCTTCAATACCTTTATATTCTTTTCCTAATGTAACCATTTCATTTAATCCTTTACCAATATAAACCGTATCATCAATATTCGGTGGTGTTTCAAAGTTTACACGATCCGTGTCCATTACGAGAGGTTTATAACCTTTCTTCATATAAAACATAATCATCATTCTTAAACACTGACGACCAACACAGGTAATGGTTTCACCCATATTCATATCCCCCCAAGGGAATACTTGTGGTGCGGATAAACTACCGAAATACGCATTGATAAAAATCTTAATTGGTAATTGTTTTCTATCATACATTTCAGCAAGAACTGGATCACTATTTTTTAATTCACCGGCAAGTAATTTATATTTGATACGAATATCACGGAAATATTTTAACATTGATTTCTGAACACCCATCACATCACAATCAGGAAACACATCATATACAAGTTGAATAGATGGATAGAGTGATGCATAGTCAAACTTAACAATATTCTTTGAATAACCTACGTTAAGTAATCTTGATAAACCACCAGTGATTGCACGTTTCTCGTCTTTTGCTGGTATTGCTAAATTGTTTTCATAAGACCATGCTAACATAATAATTTTCCATAGTGTTGCAGTTCCCATTGTTGCAATTCTTTCATACGTGGTAGGTACGAGTTTTGATAATAAGAATGTTGATTGAGAAAATGAATCATCTACAACCATGGTCTCGTACAAGTCATCATCAAGATATTGTTCTACAATTTTTCTTCCTGTCCATATCTCAAATTTACCAGGATATTTCTGTGTTAAATTTTCTGTACCAGGTTCTCCAATTTGTTTATAATTTCCTGTCTTTGGATTTACATAATAACTTTCGTTATCAAGATATATTTTGGAAATCTTTGCACCATCCACATAAACCCGATTAGGTTTTTCTTTCTCCAAATATGTGGTAATATATTTCAACCCCCAACTTTTAATTTCAGAGTTGATTGCCTGAGCACGTCTTACGGAATGTGCAATATCAATAATATTGAATCCCCATATAACGTGTTGTTTATATGGTTCAATTTCATTTGCAAGTTTTAACATTCCTTCTTTCTCTTTCATTCCTTGCGTTGTGAATATTTGTGTAAGACCATTAACGTCAACACCAAGTATTTCTGCACGTTTTAATATAAATGGCCAGTCAAAGAACGCGGAGTTATAACCTGCAACAATGGTTGGTTTTAAATCTTTAATATATTTGAAAAATCTTTCAATACATTTCTTTTCCCCATCTTCACCAAATGCAGCAATGGTTTCATTCATACCACGATTATCTTTAACCCCTATTAATATAATAACACAAGTTTCAGGGTCAAGACCAGTGGTCTCAATATCAAATACAAATCTATTAACACCACTATACTCATCAATACCTTTAAATAATCTTTTTTTCTTTTGTATAAGATATTGTTCAACAGGGTTTAATACAGTAAAATGATGTCTTACTTTTTCGTCCCATGGATTTAATCCGCCCATTCTAAAGAACGATACTAAATCCGTATATGATTTAATACTCTTAACGATATGGGTCATACCATTTTCTAAACGTTCGTTGCCGTGAGTATCTAACTTCTCAATTAATATTCCAAACTCACCCATACGTTTCTTTTGCATGGCCTTTGAGTTGTTATAGAAATTTAATCCTGTTAAATCACCCACCCATATAAACGGTGTAAATGTATCAGATTTAATAATTTTTCCTTCAATTGGGTCTTGGATAATTTTCCAAATTGTATTGGTTGGGTAGTCATATTCAACTCCGACGATATACATTTCGTCGTCACCACCATTGAGGAAGCCTTCAATAACTTCCTGAGAGATAACCTCTTTCATGTTTTATATTTTTTTAATGTGACGTATTAGCTTGTGGATAACCACAGTTTGCCTTGTTTACATTAATAAATATACATAAAAAAATCGGTAATAAAAAAAAGGAGGACTTTTTGGGTCCTCCTTGTGAATTATTTGTTTTACGTTTAGAAGCTTCTCACTGCACGTACATATAAATCAGAGTTCTTAGGTGTTGCAGTTACAAAACCATTAGTGAAATCTTGGTAATATGCTGCAGATGCAATGTGATATTCCGTAGAAGACCAATAGGCGTCATTCGCAAAACCTCCAATAGAAGCTTTGTTTGTATATAATGCATTTAACTCATCTTTACTTGGTAAATACCAATCAGAATATCCACTTTGTGTTAAATCTCCACAAATTCTAGCTGCAATTCCTGCGGTAGCACATCCAGCCATTATATCTATTGTATTTTGATTTCCAGTTCCTATAGCGGTACCATCTGCACCCGATATCGCCGTTCCAATACATCCCCATGATGCATTACCTGAAGAAACATCTGCAACTGTAGCAACTAATCCTGATGTACCTGTAGAACCACCACCATCAATATAAGCGATTATACCACCTAAGGCTGCTTGACCTATAGTATAAGTTACTGGAGCACCTGGTAAATCACCAAGAGTTAATTCTGCACTTAAAACTGCCATATTTGCTTGACCATCAGCCCACGCCAATACATTTTCTATTGTACTACCTGTAGCACCAATTGCTAATAACATACCAATACATTGAGCATTGTTAGATGCCACATGAATACTTGGACCTTGTGATGCTTTATCTACGTAAATGGTGTATCCACCTACTGGTGGTTTTACTCCGTTCCAAAAACCTGTTGATGAGGTTGGGCCATAATCGGCACCCTCCTTTACTCCAACGCTGAAGCCACCTCTTGTGGCTGAACTTATTCCGGATGCTCCGAATTTAAAATGATTTGTACTTGGTTGTGACATATATTTTTTGTTTTATTTTATAATCCAAATCTTGATTTTACAGTGTTAAAGTTTTGAGTGACTTCAGTTGAATTTAATGCTCGATTATAAACTCTTAATGTATTTAATCGTCCGTCAAATGCTGAACAACAACCATCATAAGATATGTTAGGTGCTGCTAATGACATTCCTGAACGTGGCGAAATACCCGTTGATCCTTTTGATATACCGTTTGAATATGCATATATATTAACACCTCCACCTAATGCGTTCGTTCTATCAAATACTCCAACAATATGATACCATGCTCCAACAGTTACACTTCCGTTACCTACAGTTGCATTATCAGTTCCACTACCATCTCCAATCATAAAGTATAAAGAATCATCATTAAGAATACCAAATCTATAACCATCACCTGTACCTGAATTTAAGAATATAGAATTTTGTCCATTCCCAAAGTTGTAAGATGATATATAATACATAAATTCAATTGTGAAACCATTAGTTTGTGGTATTCCAGTATTAGTTGCAAATGTAAATCCTTGTACACTTGTATCGTGGTTGTATATGTATTTATTGTTATTAGATAAGTTAAAGTAACTAGCTGCACCGTTACTTACAAATGTTGGGTTAGAACTAGTCATTGTAGCTGTATATCCATTTCCACTTAAGTCATTCCAAACTGTTCCAGTTCCGGAATATGAAGAAACATTTCCAGCATCCAAGTTTAATACTAAACCTGATGTTACAATACTTGGTCCCGCACCTGGTAAATCACCTATAACTAATTCTTCACTTAAAACTACCATATTTGCTTGACCATCAGCCCACGCCAATACATTTTCTATTGTACTACCTGTGGCACCCATCGCCAATAACATACCAATACATTGTGAATTGTTAGACGCAACGTGTATACTAGGACCTTGTGAAGCTTTATCTACGTAAATGGTGTATCCACTTACTGGTGGAGTTACTCCGTTCCAAAAACCTGTTGTTGATGTTGGTCCGTAATCGGCCCCTTCTTTTACTCCAACACTAAAACCGCCTCTAGTTGCTGAACTTATTCCTGAGGCTCCGAATTTAAAATGATTTGTTGATGGCATCTATTTTTTGTTTATCATAAATAGTATAAATTCTACTAATGAAATGAAATTAAAAAATATTAATGTAAAGTTTTTCTTTAACAGGTAATATAAGTTTATTACCATTATCAAACGACACATTTACCTTTCCTTCAAATTTACCTATTTCAGATGTCTGTTCTTCGGTAAATCTATAAATGATATAATATTCATCAGTCGTTTGGTTATATAGTTTTGTTCTTGTTGTGATATTACAAGTTTCATTTAATAACACGGGTTCACCGGTACTAACATCAAACATGTCAAATGTGATTGTTGCATTTTCCAATAAATCGTTAAATGATGATTTGTCGTTTTTACCATCATCAATCATCCTCAATTTTAATATTGGGTCAGATGCCCCTTGTCTTATAAAGAATTCCATATGTTATAAATATATATTTTTATTATAAACCGTATCTTGACTTGGTGTTATTATATTCGTCTGAAATATTGGAATCACTTCTCAATGTTTTATATACTCTAAATTCACCTAAATTAGCATTCATAAAGAACGCATCATCAATAAATGACCCAATAACCCAAGGTTGGTTTGTTATAACACCAACAGATGTAATCTGTTCAGCACCTAAAAGAATACCATTATGGTAAAAACTAATTTTTCTATTGGTCTTATCAAACTTATATGCAATATGTTGCCAAGTATTTCCTATTATTGGTTGGCTACTTGTAAAACGTGTTGAACCACCGCTTGCACCCGCATTTTCAAACAACATTTGATTAGAATAGGCGTTAATATCATTATAATTAAGTCTCCACACCATTTTAAATCCAGGGCTAGATGAATTTTGTACAGCATTTGACATTAATGTAATGAAATAATCGTTATGTTCGTAATCACGAGGATAAATCCAAGCTGTAGTTGTCATTTCATTTCCAAAATCAAATGTGTCAAATGTAATTTTATTTCTTAAGTTTGCAAAAGTGTTTCCACTAAAATTAAATACTCCACGAGCAATTCCACTTTCAAATGTTACACCACTTATAGTACCTAACGTTCCACTAACATTTCCCAATGTACCAATATTTGTTAATGTTGTACCACCAGAGTATGACAAAGCATTTGCAGCGTCGTAAAAAATCTCTGCGGTGTTAGTATATGTACTCAATATAGTTGGAGTAGGTGTTACCGTGTTTGTTGGCGTTATAGTTGGTGTTGGTGTATTTGTAGGTGTCTCCGTAGGTGTAACCGTATTTGTTGGTGTAGGTGTTGGAGTTTCACTTCCTGTTGGTGTTGGTGTATTGGTAGGCGTAACCGTAGGTGTTGGGGTATTAGTAGGGGTTTCAGTAACAGTAGGTGTTGGTGTATTAGTTGGAGTTTCAGTAACAGTAGGTGTTGGTGTTGGAGTTTCACTTCCTGTTGGTGTTGGTGTATTGGTAGGTGTAACCGTAGGTGTTGGCGTTGAGGTAGGAGTTTCAGTATTTGTTGGTGTAGGTGTTGGTGTTGGAGTTTGATTACCATTTAAGAAGTAACCATTTTTGGATGATATATTAAATTCAAATTTATCAACAATTTCAAATGCCTCGCAATTTTGTGTATTACTTGTTATAATTGTACCGTTAGATTTAACTAATTTTGTTTGAGTGGCACCTGTATTAATAAATGTGTAACCATCTTGAATCGGTGTTCCTCCTTTCCACATTGTTGATTTCATAATAACAGGTATAAATCCTTTTGAACCGTACCATGTTGCCGTAAACGTTAATTCTAAATCTGTTGTGGAGGGATACTGTGTTTTAAATTTATTTAAATCAAATAAAATTGCCTCAGTTCCTGTTCCTAAATTATCACCACCATAAAGTAAAAATGGATCAATCCAATTTCCATTAGACGGTCCATTAGACGATGATGCACATGTTCCAACATAATCACCAGGTAAACCATTGGTAAAGTCATTATTCATTATTAATGGATTAGATACATAAGTCATAGTATCCATATCAGAACCATCACTAAAGAAATATTCACATAACATATAATCAAAATCAAAATTAAATAACCCTGTTTCAAATACTGGTGCCTGTGTAGGTGATGGGGTTATAGTTGGTGTATTGGTTGGCGTTACAGTATTGGTTGGTGTGATACTAGGTGTTGGTGTTGGTGTTGGTGTTCCTGTCTGTGTAGGTGTTGGGGTCGGTGTTACCGTTTTAGTTGGAGTAATACTCGGAGTTGGTGTTGGTGTAGGACTTGGTAAAACATCTGAACAACCATATATTGAATAATTTGGTTTAATTGATGTTAAATAATGATGATTAACATGAACAAAATCCAACGGTTCTTCAAAATACTTAACTTGTTTTAAAACACCATTAAGACCATTACTACCAAAAATTTGTACGATTTCATTTTCAGAAGACCTTAATGATGGAATTATTTCCTCAAAGTTTTCTAATTTATATATTCTTTTACCGTTATGATAAATTTTAAGTGTTCCTAATCTTTTTTGTTTTTCGCTGGCCCATTTCTTATTTAATTCTTCAACATAACTATATTCAGTATCACCCGTAATCCAATTTAATGAACCTGTAGTCATTGTGTATCCTGTGGTGATTTGTGTTGAATGTCCTATAAATGAACCCGAAAAGAAACTACCAGTATCTCCAGTCGTCGGAGCCCATAATTCATCAGTATAACTAACCGCGTGCGGACCTAATATTAAATCATTAAATCCTCCCTCATTCTCAATCTCACAATCATAAAGATATGTGTATCTATCAAATGTGATTGTAATATTAAAATCGTCATATATTCCATTCGCACACAATTCAGGAGTATTACCTGTTAATGTGTAATATGACTCCGTGTACCCGCTATCTGGATTACACGACCCCGAATAATGGTAAGATTCCCATTTTATTTTTTTATTATTGGTAAATGAGAATGTTAAATTATTATCCGCGTAATTCCCATTGGCTAAATCATCTTTAATTCCTAAATAGTAAAATGTCGATCCAGTTACTAATCTATCGAAAACTAAATCTAATGTCCAACCCTTCTCTGTTCTTCTACGAACAGTAAAATCACAGGTACCGCCAGTGTATGGTTTATTTACCTCTACTTCCCAAGGTGAAGTTAGTCCTGTTAAACAAGAAGAATCTATTGTTAGTCCTGTATATGTTATTTCCGTATCGAAATCTAAGACCTCTTCATTATAATCCATTTGAACTTTTGATAGTTCATAGTCATATAATTCGGAATAATCTACCTTCAAATCGAGTTTGGAACCGTAAAATCTTAAAATATTCTGATTAGCCATGTTTATATAAATATCTTTCATAACATTTGATATTTATATAAAAGTCCATTTAGATGAATAATTTTATAAAACAGGTAATTGAGGAGAAATTTGCATCAAAAGCACAACAAAGATTCTTCTATGCAAAAGCCAAAGGGGGTAAAAATAAGAAGTGGTCCAAATGGGCCAAAGAGTTTTCTGATAAGACGGATTATAGTAAAATACCTGATAAGGTAGAGAAAGAAGAAGAAGTGGATGAGATTATAGATAAAAATGGTAATATCTTAACAAGTAAAAAACCTTCGGATTTAGATGCTAAAGGTGTTAGTTCCGATTCAACAAGTGACGAAGTGGTGAGAACGGGTAAAGGTATGATGGGTAATTATGGTATGACCAAGGTTCAAAACTACACAAAGTTTTGGGGAGAGGGTAAATTAACCAAAGGAGAACTAATTGAAATTGCAATGAAAGATGCTCTTGGATTTGACGCTACAATGGGAAATGACGCAGATTACGAAGAGGCTGAAGAATATTTTGAAAAAGATTTAGGTTTGGATAGTGAAGAAACTAAAGATAGAATGGATCAAATGGGATATGACGAAAATTTACCTGACGATAAAGTTAGATTAGTTGAGAACCCAAAGAAGTATATGGAGGAATATATTGAGAGTATTCTTAAAGGTAGAAGTAAAGATAATGATGTTTTAGAAAAGGAAAAGGAAGAAGTTGAACCAAAAGAGATACATCCAATTATTAAAAGACAACTTAATTCATTAAAAAATAGTATGGATAATCATAATTTATCAATGGAAACAATTGTAAAATATTTATCTGACGTCGAAGTTAATTTGAAAAAATAATGAATAAGGATTTAAAACATAGGATATTTGATATACCGCAGAACATTTTAGATAAGATTAACCATACAATCGTTGGTCTTAACGGAACACATGTTCATGGTGTACAAAGAGCCAAGAAACTTTTAATGGATAAAAAAGTTAAATACGGACAGTTAAAAAGAATTATACATGACTTACAAAATATTGATAAAATTGGTGATAGAGTTAGGTATGACTTGGCTGGTGGTGAGTTAATGGATAGATGGTCCAAACAATACCTACAAGGTGAAAGAGATATGGTGAGTAATAGAAAAGACGGAAGAAAACAGGCTGATGATATTGGTGGGATAACTGGAGAAAGAAAAAATAGTCATTTGAAAAAACATTCAAAAAAACCAGATTTCTTACCTCCGTTGAATATGATGAAAAGTAATTCACATAAATCTTCAATATCAAGTATTAAATTATCGGGTTTGTTTGAACAATTACAAAGAATAAAAAAATTAATGTTATAATATGGCAAAGACACAATTAGAAGTTATCGCTGAAAAATTAAGAACACAAGAAGTTGTTATTAATAGATATTCAGAAAAAAATGGTTATGGTATCACAAGTAAAAACGCACTTTCCGATGGAGATGAATTAGGTAAAGGACAAGTTGGTGATACGGGTACTGTCGGTTCTTTAACTGATATTAACACAAGAATTCAAATTATGGCAACCAATAAATATAGTGGTGAAAATGGATATGGTGTTACAAATCCTAATGCTATGTCAGATGGTGACGAATTTGGTAAAGGACAAATTGGTGATAACGGACAAGTTGGTTCATTAACTGATATTAATACAAGAATACAAGTTATTAATAAAAATAAATTTGGTGAATCCAACAAATATCCTGATTTCGAATAATGAATTTTAATCAAACATTCTTCGATGTTATTGAAGAACAAAATATATTAAAGACGACTAAAACAAAACCTATTGTTGACGCAATCAAAAGTAGGAATAAAATATCTTTTTTTTATAGTGGTCCAAGAAAACCCGCAAAAAATAGTGTTAAACCAGGTAATAGAATTGACGCAGAAGCTGTTGCATTAGGTTTAAATAAAAAAGGTAATTTAGTTGTTCGTGCGTATGTTCAACCACCATCAGTATCCAAAAAAGGATTTGATAAAACAGGTTGGAGAACTTTTATGGTTGGTCGTATGAGTAATTTAAAGGTTAGTGATAGTAAGTTTGACCAAAAAAGACCTGACTATAAAGAAGGTGATGATAAATCTATGAGTGTTACTTATGTAACTGCTGATTGGACAAATAAACCTGAAGTTAAAAAACCAAGGATTGTTAAACCTACAGTTAGTAAACCAACACCTAAACCAGTTCAACCACAACCTACAGAACCTCAACCAGTTGAGCCTGAAGTTAAACCTACGGAACCTACGGAACCAACACCAACAGAATTACCACAACCAACACCACAAACAAAACCAACAAAGACACCAACGCCACCGAAAGAACCGACTCAACCAACACCCGAAGAACCTAAAACACAAGAACCTCCTCAACCAAAACCACAGGAAAAACCTGAAGTTAATCCAGAAGAGGATGAAAATAAAAAACTTCAAGAAAGTATTAAAAACATTAAGCGTTTAATGTTTTCATAAAAAATATTATATTAAAATAAAATATTTATTAGTATGTCACAAGGAAAAGGAACAATATCATCTAACGATTTAATGCAAAAATTAGTTAACGCTAAAAAGGTTATGAATAAAGTAGACGGCGGAAACTACGAAAGAGGTCATGTAAATGAAGAAATGTTAAGGTCTAACCCTGAAGATTTAATGAATAGTCAAGATTTACCACAACAATCTTCTACAAAACAAATGGGAATGCCGTCAGTTGATAAAATACAAAATTCTAAATTACCTGACGCAATTAAAAAAGCAATGATTGAGAATCCAATTCAACAAATATCTTTAAATGACACACTTGATATGGATTTCTTAAAAGGTGCTAAAAGATTAATGGAACAAGAAGGTGTTGGTAAAAAACAACCACAACAAAAACAAGTAGTACAATATAATAATAATATTGATATGGGGGCAATTGCCACACTTATTGAAAATACAGTTCGTAAAGTAATGGACGAAAAGTTAAATCAAATATTATCAGCATCAACCACTGCGTCAATTAACGAAAATTTAGTATTAAAAGTGGGTGATTCCATATTCAAAGGTAAAATCACTGGCGTAAATAAAGCAAAGTAATTTTGTTTTCTCATTTTTATTTCTTATATTATAGACATATAATAGTAATTAATGTCAAAAATTAGAATTTTAGCAATTCCCTCGGATAAACACGGAGTAGGTAAGTTTAGGATGATGGACCCTTACCAATTTATTGGTGATAATCATTCGGATGATGTCCATGTTGATATCTCATATAATGCAGATAACAATGATGAATATTTTTTAAATTACGATATCGTCGTATTTCATACATTCATACATCAAACAAATCACGAACAAAACATTGGAAGAATAAAATGGTTACAATCCAAAGGTATTAAAGTTATTATGGATATTGATGATTTGTGGTTTGTTGATCAAAGACACCCAATGTATCATCACGTTAAAGCATCTAAGATTGGTGAAATGAAAATTGACATGTTAAAAGTAGTTGATTATGTTACAACGACAACACCAATTTTCACTAAAACCATCAAAGATAAATTACATATAAAAAATATTGAAATTTTTCCAAATGCGGTTAATGAAGATGAACCTCAGTTTAAAAGAGAAACAATTAAGTCAGATAAAATTAGATTTGGTTGGTTAGGTGGTTCATCACATTTACATGATATTGAATTAATGTCAAATGGTATTTCTTCAACACATAACAGTTTCAAAGATAAAGTACAATTTGTGTTATGTGGGTTTGACTTAAGAGGTACTGTGACTGAAATTGACCAAGAAGGAAAACAAAGACAACGTTCAATTCAACCAACAGAAACTGTTTGGTATAAGTATGAAAAATTCTTTACTGAAGATTATAAAGTATTAAGTCCTCAATATAAAAGTTTTTTAAATACATTTGTTGATACGCCATATGATGATGAAAATGAATCATATAGAAGAAGGTGGACAAAGGACATTAAAACATATGCATCAAATTATAATACATTTGATGTGTCTTTGGCACCATTAGTTGAATCTCAATTTAACGCTAACAAATCACAATTAAAAGTTATTGAAGCGGGGTTTCATAAGAAAGCAATTATTGCAAGTGAAACTGACCCATATACATTAGATTTAATTTCAGCAATTAACGACGGTAAGTTTAATGATAACGGTAACGCATTATTAGTTAACCCAAGAAGAAATCATAAGGATTGGGCAAAACATATGAAACGTTTAGTTGAAAATCCAAATATGATTGAAGATTTAGGTAATCGTTTATATGAAACAGTTAAAGACAAATATTCATTAAAAAAAGTTTGTCAAGATAGAGTAGAATTTTTTAAATCAATAATAAAATAAAACAACATGCATTATTTAGTTACAATCGGTTATGAAACCGAACAAATGGACAGAGAAGGAAACCCTCGTGTTAAAAAGTACAAGTACATTATCGAAGCGGAATCAGTAGAAGAGGCAACCATTGTTGCATCAAAATACAGAGCTGGTGACACACGTTCAAGTGAAAGTATTTCAGTTGCAAAAATGGCAATTGAATGTATCATTGACAGTAAGAACACACCAGAGTATTACAAAAGTAAATAACAATTAAACACCAACTGATATGGAATTCTATAGTCGTGAAATACAAATTATGCGTCAATCACAAAGTAAAATGGCTTTAGAGTATGTCACAACAGTTGGTGTTTCTGTTACTTTAGAAGAATTAATTCGAATAACTGATTTATTCGTAGAAATATGTTTAAGACCCCAAGATGATGACCTTAAAAGAAGAATAAAGGCGTTAGATAAATGGTTGGAAGAAAAGAAAAAATAAAATGGAAAAAGAAGAAATAGAACAGTACCTAAAAAAATTAGAAGAGATTGAAAAAACACTTAATGACGATACTGATGAAAGTCAGGATATGAGTTATTTAAGTGAGTTAGAAGAAGTTCTAAATAAATTATCTGGTGAAATTACTAATGACGAAGTTTCAAAAAATATTAATACCCCTGTTAACAGACAAAACATAATTAACACTCAACCAACAATGACGGGAGGTGGTACTTTAGTTAAAGTTAAAAAATTAGTTCCTGAAGCTGTAATTCCATCATATTCAAAAGTTGGGGATGCTGGTATGGATTTAACAATCACAAAAGAAATTGAAAATACATCATTTAGCGTATCATATGGATTTGGTATTGCAATAGAAATTCCTAAAGGTTATGTTGGGTTAGTATTCCCTCGTTCTTCAGTTAGAAACCAAGATTTAATATTATCAAATTGTGTTGGTGTAATTGATAGTGGATATAGAGGAGAATTACAAGCCACCTTTAAGAAAACAAATGGTTTGGACTCAATTAAATACAAAGTTGGAGATAGAGGAGCTCAAATCATCATATTACCTTATCCTACCATATATATGACGGAGGTTCCTGAATTATCTAATACAGAAAGAGGCGAGGGAGGATTTGGATCTACCGGTGTTTGATGATATTTATAAACAATAAACAGAACTTTTAAAACTATCAATTTTGGCATATAAAACTAGAACCAAAACAACCAACCACCCACCCGTATTAGTAGAAGAGAAGAAGATATCACATAAGGATAGGATAAGACAAATCATCAAACGTCCTAAAGAAAAGTTCCTAACGAAAAACCAAGAAATTTATTGGAACATTCTTGGAGAAAATCAAATAACATTATGTTTCGGTCCCGCAGGTGTAGGTAAGTCCTACATAGCAATGAAACGTGCTGTGGACCTATTATACGACGATTCTAACAAGTATGAGAAGATTATCATAGTTAGGCCCGCAGTTGAAGCTGAAGAGAAATTAGGGTCACTTCCAGGGGGTTTAGAGGAGAAATTAGACCCATACATTTATCCGTCATATTACCTTTTAAATAAGATTATTGGTAAGGAAGCGAGAGAAGAACTAAAAGACCAAGGTTATATTGAAGTTGCCGCACTCGCTTACATGAGAGGTTGGAACGTAGATAATACAATCCTTGTTTTTGAGGAAGCACAAAATGCCACCCCATCACAGATTAAGTTATTATTAACTCGTATTGGATTTAATTCCAAATTTTTCTTATCAGGTGATTTGGAACAATCAGATAAATTTAGAGATAAAACTAAATCTGGTTTATTTGATGCTAAAATGAGATTACAAGATGTTAAGGGAATTGGGATTTTTGAATTTGGAATGCAAGACATTGTACGAAACCCAATCATTGGTGAAATATTGAATAGATACGATTAAAATAATTATTAGATTATATAATTGAACCCACACCGTTTATCATAATGGTGTGGGTTTATTATTTACTTATGATTATGAATGTGTTATATTTTTATTATGGAAATTTTTATTAGTATAGATGGTGTTATAAGAAACACAATTCAAAAATTTGACTTTCATTATAAGGATTCTTATTTAGATAGTGAAAGTGAAGATGTCTTTGAATACGACATAACGGAACCAATTCAAAACGATAATTTATTAAATTCTTATAAATTTCAATCACAAGAAGAATTTGAATATTTTTTATTTGTTGAGTATCCAATTGAAATATTTGGTCACGCCGGATTGAGTTATTCCACCACATTTACGGATTTACATAAAATGATTTTTGACAATCCAGAACATAATTTTACATTAGTTGGTTTAGATGAATTAGGTAAAGCAAAACCTGCAACACTTTTCTTCTTATCAAAAAATGGATTTATGGGTAACAATATTAAATCAATTAAAACTGAAAACTTAGATGAGAATTGGAACAAGTGTGATGTTTGGATTACTGATTGTAAAAAAATTGTTGACTCGTGTCCAAGTGATAAAGTTGTAATTAAATTTAACACGACTTATAATCAATACTTTACAAATAAAAAAGAAATAACTAAATTAACTGAAATACAAGAACCATGGTTGAAATCTTTGGAAAAACCTACTACATTGACCTTGACGGAGTCACAGACAAATGTAGAACAGGAAAAAATATAAAAGACGAGGATGGAGAAGATGTTACCGAGGTAAACATTTTCAAATATGAAATTATAAAAATGTGTTTAGATAGAGTGTTGGCCGAGTTTGAACAAGTAGATGAAGAACTTGGTGAATTCGCACAAAACAACACAACCACATCATTTAAAATTGCATTTAACACACTAATAAAAAATCAAATATTAATAGAAGACGATGAGTAATAACGAAAACATAGAAAAATTAGAATCTGCTTTAGGTAGATTAAATAACAATGAAAGTGTTGTGTATTTTTTAACATACGACACTAAAACAAACGCGAGAGCATCTGTAAAATACATTTACGATTTGGCATTAACACTTAATAGAAATGGTAGAAAGTCCAAAATTTTAGTTGAAGATAAAAACTATGTTGGGGTTAGTTCTTGGTTAAGTGAAGAATATAGTGAATTAGAGATTGTATCTATCAAAGAAGATAAAGTTGAAATTAAAATTGAAGATGTTTTAGTTGTTCCCGAGTATTACGGAAACACATTACAACAATTATCAAGTATTAGATGTATTAAAGTTTTATTGATACAACAAAAAGAATATATGTTTGAGACATTACCAATTGGTAGTAGGTATAGCGAATATGGATTTGATAAAGTTATTACCACAACTGAAAGTACAAAAAAATACATTTTAGATTACTTCCCTGAAAGTTTAGTGTATATTATTCCACCGATTATCGGAGATGATTTTAAACCAATTAATTTACCATTAAAACCTTATGTGGCAATCAGTTGTAGAGATAGAGCGGTACATAGAAAATTAATTTCTGAATTTTATTTGAAGTTTCCACAATTACGTTGGATTACATTTAGAGATATGGTCCAAATGTCTTATGATGAATTTTCGTCAAACTTAAAGGAATGTATGGTATCGGTATGGGTTGATGATGAAAGTACGTTCGGTACATTTCCATTAGAATCTATGAAATGTGGTGTACCTGTAGTTGGTAAAATTCCTGACACTGAACCAGATTGGTTAAGTGAAAATGGTATGTGGACATACGACGGTAATAAATTAGTTGAATTATTAGGTTCATATATTTTAGCGTGGATTGAGGGTGTTGAATTAACTGATGAAGTTAAAGATAAAATGAAAGAAACGTTATTACCTTATGACACTGAAATTACAAAAAATAATATTTTATCAATATTTGGTTCATTAATAAATAAAAGAGTTGAATCTATTCAATCAGCATTAGACAAATTAAAACAAGAAGAAACAGTATAATATGAAAAATATAACAGTAATTTTACCTTTACATAAATTAGATGACGATTATAAAGTTATGTTAGATAACGCGTTATCGTCTATTGAGGATTTCCACAATGATGTTAAAGTATCAATTGTTTGTCCAAGTAAATTAAAAAAAGATTTAGAAAATCTTTCTGAAAAATTAGAAATTGAAATAGTGGTTAATAAAGGTGAAACAGATTTTTGTTCACAAGTTAATTTAGGTATTGAGAAATGTGATACTGAATGGTTTACTATTTTAGAAGTTGATGATGAATTTAGACCTATTTGGTTAAAATCAATCAACGATTATATGAAAATTTATAAAGATGTTGATGTATTTTTACCTATTGTAAGAGACATTAATACTGATGGTAAATTTGTAAGTTTTACAAATGAATCAGCTTGGGCATATGGTTTTACTGAAATGCAAGGATTCATTGACAATGAAGTATTATTAGATTTCCAAAATTATCAAATAAGTGGTGGTTTATATAGAACCCAAGTTATTAAGGATAATGGTAGCTTAAAAGAAAATATCAAATTAACATTCGCATACGAATTCTTTTTAAGATTAACACACAATGGTATTAGGGTCATGACAGTTCCTAAAATTGGTTATCAACATGTTAACTTAAGAGAAGATTCATTATTTTGGAGTTACAAGAATAATGAAAAACAAAAACTGTCAGAAAATGAGGTTAAATTTTGGTTGGAGACGGCCAAAAAGGAATTCTTTTTTAAGAATAAACGAGATGTAAATTATGAAACAGTTTAAATGCCGAGACCACGAACCCAAAAAATATACTTTGGTGAGGATCAAGAAAAAGCCGTCGTTAAGTATCTAGAGAGTACCGATGAAGATGAAAAAAACAAAATATTCAATGAGTTTTTAAGAGAACCATTAGTTATTATGGTTGAGAGTATTATTAGAAGATATAAATTATATAGGAAGGATATGGAATTTGAAGAAATTCACACCGATACTATGTCTTTTTTAATCACTAAAATTAATAAATTCGACCACACAAAGAACACTAAAGCGTATTCATACTTTGGTACTATCTGTAAAAACTACCTTATGGGGGCAATACAGAAAGACACTAAAGAACAGAATAGACAAGTATCTTACGATGACATATCATCCGATATTGAAGATAGGAAAGATTTGTCTTATGTTATTGACGAACACATTATTGATTACCAAAGTGTTATAATTAAATTAACCATTTCTTTAGAAAACTTTATTGAGAAGGAAAACCTAACAGAAAACGAACAAAAATTGGGATATGCATTGTTAGAGATTTTTAGCAATTTTGATAAAATATTCCAAGTTGGTGATGGTAATAAATTCAATAAGAACCTTATCTTACTCTCATTACGAGAAATGACCTCATTATCCACAAAAGAGATTAGAGTATCCCTAAAACGTTTTAAAAAGATGTATGACGGTATTTTGGTTGGATTTTTAGAATAAATCTATTTATAGATATGAGAACACAAAGAAACAATATTACTTTAGATGTTGATTCGGCGTTAGCCCTAATGCAGGAAATCTACAACGATGTTGTTGAGAATAGAAATACTGCATCCCAAATTTTGAGAAAAATGATGGGATTTATGAAGGACGCTGAAGATATGAGTACAATTGGACCTGTTATTAAAGAACAACAGAAGATTTTAAACGATTGTACCGAGAAGAAAATTTCATTAGTTAAATTACAAAGTTTACTATTAAAACAAACTACAAGTGGTGGTAATGGAGGTGGTCCAATGGGTAAACTTACATTGTCAGATGAAGATAGGGAGTTATTAGATAAACTGGTAAATGATGGTTCAGATAATAAACCAAATAATTATTCATTATAATGGGAGAATATTTTAATGTTAGTAGTAACCCAATTATTCCATTTTCATATGCGACTGCAAATGATTTACCAACTAAAAGTAAAACAAAGATTTTAATCGCTAAAATTAAAAGAAAAATTGGGGCTGTTAAGGAATTTGCCGATAAGTGGAACTTTAACAATACTATAGATAAGGATGGTTTTGGGTCTATTATTGATTTTAATGGAGATGGTCCATTACTTGCGGACGCAAAAAAAAGATTAAAGAAAAAAATTACAGATTTAAAAGAGAAAAAAAAGAAAAAAGATGCTGGAAAATTAAAAACTGATATTTTTAGTCAAATTCTTGATTTGGTTGATACTTTTTTAGATAAAAAAAAATCTACAACTTTTACAGTTAAAAAAACTTACGGGTCTAAATTTACAAGACAAAACTTTGTATCTAAAGACAGATTACATTTTTTAGCACATGAAGCCATTAATACAACAATAACGTCTTCTAAAAACATTGTGATGGATAATGTTAAAAATATTCTTTTTGCTGGTGATGGTATTTGTGGATCATCAACACCAATCACGGGTAATACATTAACTATACGTCCTGGTGAATTTGATTTTATGAATGTTTTGACAGTAAACCCAACTAGTAATAGTGGTCAAATTGTGTATGAACCACAAAATCCAGATAGGAAATTAATTAAGATGAATCGTACATTATATTCTGGATTTACATCAGATCAATCGGTTGAAACATCTGATGAAAAAAAATTATTTGATTTACATTGGGATGAAGCAAATCAAGAATTTGAATTATCTGGATTAACAGGGATGACAACCACAACTCAAACAGGAACCACTGTTGGTGGTTTTTTTAATGATTATTATAGTAATATTGAACAGTTAGATTTATCTGCGGTAGTTAAAACTGCAACGATGATGGTTTTGAAGGGTGATAAATCTGAACCCCCGTTATTTGATATCGGTATGAATGATTTAAATAGATTATTAAATAAATTGATGAGGGTTTGTAATAACCCAAGTCAAGGATTAAATCAAAGTGCGGAAAATCAATTTAATGAAGATGATGATGATATAGAATCTTTCTTTGATTTTGATGATATGGAAGGTATTGATTTAGACGACGAGGCGAATAGATTTAATAAAGTTTTAAAATTTACAGACTGTAATAATTTTACAATACCATCAAATCCATCACACTATGAAGATTTTGTGTACCTTTCAAAAAACAATTTAGATGATGCGGTAAATGACGTCTTTTTAAATACTGCAACAACGTCATATCAAGAAGCCGGTGGAACAATACCATTAGTTAATTTTCAAATATCGTTATTAAACAATTATATTTTAAACTTACCTAAAGCATTAATTGGTTCTATTTTATCACCAAAGTATATATTACCAATTGTAATAATTTATAAATATGTAAATTCAGCAGGTGGTAATGTTGTTTTATTGGCGAAAGAAATAATGAAAAAATTACATAAATTATTTTTTAAAATAATTAAGGATATTTTATGGAAATTTATAAGTGAGTTTTGGAAATTGGTTAAAAAAGATTTACTTGAATTTTTAAAAATTACAGCATATAATATATTAAAAGAAAAAATTAAAAAATATAGAGATTATATTCTTTCTATTATAAATTTATTACGTGGACTGTTGGACACAAAGCTTAATAACTGTAACGCATTATTTACTGTGATTGACAAAACAATAGATGCTGCATTATTTGGTGGTCCTAATTTTGAAGTTCCTGGTATTATTGATTCCTTTGCCGATAAAAAATCAGGATTTAGTGGTATTAGAACTATTGTTAATATTGTGAACCAATTAGAAGAACAAGGTATAAACGCATCTCAACCAATATTTGGTAAAGATAATAACTTATTAAGTGTTTTGGCAACAACAGTTCAACAACACACTAAAGAAGTGAATAATAACTCTTACGTACACGTCGCAAATAAAAAAACGCTAAAGTTTCCAGTTGTTGGTGGAATGGTACTAATACCACAAGGATTACTTAAAGCGACCGGAGGACTAGCATAATATATGGAAAAAGAAAAAATTATAGAAGTGGTGTATGACGTCGAAAATAAATCAAATAAAGATTTATTTATCGTTGTTAATGAATTATACGAAGAATTTGAAAAGACAAAACAATTAATAATTGATTTAACAAGACATATGGAGAGTGTTGAAAATTCATATAATAAAGTTAATAAAGAAATTGAAAAAAGGCTTAAGAAATGAAAATAATAGATATTGCAATTTGTATTGATAATAATGACCCAAAAGGTATTGGTCGTATCCGTGCAGTTAGGTATAGTTCATATACAGGTGAATTAGAAAAAGCTTTTGATTATAATGCTTGGGATGATAAGGATTTATTTACTGCAATTCCATTTTTACCAACAAATCTGAATTTTATACCTGAAAAAGGACAGTCAGTTAAAATTATAAATTACGATACTGAAAAAGATACTGTTAATCTTGAATATATTGCAGGTCCCTTTACAACTGTTCACGATTTTAACGGACAAACACATTCCGCACAACTTGAAAATACAACTTACCATAAAGGAGCGGTGCATGGTGAAGATGTTAAAGATAAAGACGGAAATTATATTAAACCAAAATCTAATGGTTCGTTAGCAAAAAATACTGATTATGGTGTTTATGGGAAATACGGTTCTGATGTTATTTTTACAGAAAATGGTGTGAATATTAGAGGTGGTAAATTGTTAAGTAAATCATTTGCAACAAGTGCACAAAAAAAGGTATTGATAACGCACCCGACAATGTCGGACAATTCATCAACAATACATTTAAAAAAATATCCAAAAAAATTAGAATATAACAACCAAGATGTTATCACTAATACCTTACAAATCCAACAAATAAAATATTTTGTTGAATATAACGTTACTAATTTTTATGGTGGTGGAGTTAATATTGAATTTTATGTTTATGACACTAGAAATGCTGGACCACAATTTTTAAGTTCAAACTCAAAATTAGAAGATACAATTTTAACCACTGGTTGTACGTTAATCAACGAATATAACATTAATAATAGAGTAAATACTTCGACAGGCGCAACACTCACATTTACGGCTGCAGATTTAACGGAAGCGTGTGTTAAAATACGATTAAACCTCTATAAATTACATCACGATGGATTAAACTACTTCAACCCAATTTACGGAGAAACTGAAATGCATCCATTTTATTTTAGATGTACAAAAGAATGTAAAGAGAGAGATTTAGCGAATCCATTTGAATTAACAAATAGAAAAACACTATTAACAAACGTTACTTTTGGTAAAAGAATCCAAGAAGGTATCGTTTTCTCAAAATCAAGTTTTGATGCTCCAACAGTAACTAGTGTAACAAAAAAGAATGTTTTGGAAGAAAGTGATGATACTGTTGAACAAACATTTGCAACCGTTAAATCTGACAAAATATACCTAATTTCAACAGATACCAACGAATATAACATACCAATTGATTTTACCAAAATTGATAAGTATGAACCTACCCACGAGAATTATATTAAAGACATTGAACCAAATACATATGCGTTAGTTAGGGGGGAAGTTTTAATTGACGTACTTCAATCAATAATTAAATTAATGATTAGTCACCAACACAATTTGATGGGTCCATTAGTCCAAACTGACCCGAGTTTCGTTAATTTAATGAAAAAAATCACGACTTTAGAAAATGACATGTTAAACAAATCGATTAGAACCAATTAATTTGATATTTATAATAAAAAAGAGATGTCATATTTTCGTTCCTATTTTGAAAAGAATAATACTATTATTAAGGATTCACAGGTTAACACCGCAAAAAACCCTGCAACAGAGATTTTTTATGGTTCTTCATTTTCTAAATTTTTATTTAAAGTTGACTTTACCGATTTAAAAAATAAAGTTAATAATGATGAATTAGTGGTAGATTCTAACACTAGACATACTTTACATTTAACAAATACAATCTTTGGTGATGAGGGTCAAAAGGGTTTAAACAGAACTACCGGTAGAGACAGAACAAGTTCATTTGATTTAATATTATTTAAATTAGATCAATTTTGGGATGAAGGTTTAGGGTTTGATTATGCAGATTCTGGTTATGACTTTGTAACTGGAAATAGAACATTTGACGAAAGACCGTCAAACTGGTATTATAGAACAACATTGAATCAATGGTCAACTGCAGGTGTATTTCATGACTCCCCAACAGTCATTTCAGGGTACACAGGTAATAAAATACATATGGATAATGGTGGTGAAAACATTGATTTTGATATTACCGATTATGTAAATGGTATTATTACAGGTAATACAAATCATGGTTTAGGATTATCATTCGCTGTTGTTTATCAATATTTAACACCTGATAGAGACCAATCAGTAGCATTTTTTACCAAATACACACAAACATTCTTTGAACCATACGTTGACACACATTTTGAAGATACCATAATGGACGATAGAAATAATTTTGTTGAGAAAGTATCACAGAATTTATATCTATACGTTACAAAAGGAACCAATTTTTATAATTTAGATTCAAACCCAACGGTTGACATATTAAACTCTGACGGTGCTGTTATTACAGGTCTTTCAGGTTTAACCACAACATTAATTAGAAAAGGTATCTATAAGGTTACATTTACAATAACCACACCAGAATGTGACGGAAAGAAATTCTTTACTGACCATTGGAAAGGTGTTATTTTAGATGGTAATACAATTTCTGGTGGAGTAAGACAAAAGTTCATTCCAAAACCATATACCGCCGGATTTACGGTAGGTGAAAATCAAACAGAATTACAAAGGTATGCCATTCAATTTTTTGGAATTAAACAAAATGAAAAAATAGTAAGTGGTGAAATAAGAAAAGTAGTTATTACATTTAAATCTATTGACGTACCTAAAACGGTATTGTTAGATGAGGTTTATTATAGAATTTATATCGAAGAAGGTGCGACTCAAGTAATTGTACACGATTGGACGTTATTAGATAAAACGAATGAAAACTCATTTCAATTAGATAGTTCTTATTTAATACCAAGACAGTATTTCCTACAGATTAAAGGAAAAACTCACACTGAAGAGATATACTATAAAGAATCAATAAATTTTGAAATCGTATCAGAAAAATAAAGTATTTATTAATATGAAGAAAATTATAATCAGCGAAGCTCAATTAAAGAAAATAATTGAAAGTCAAACAACTGAAAACTATATGTTTTTTGGTAATTTACAACAAATACATAGACAATGTGAAATGTTGATGAAAATGAATCCACAAGAATTGGATAACATTATTAAAAATGGTCACGATTGGGCGGACGATCACGTATCTGAGGCGAAGAACAATATGGACCAAGTTTTTGATTTCTTCATGAATGAAACTAAAAGTAAAGATAAACAAGATGTAACTGCTGACGTGGATCAGTTTAGTATGAACGAAGAAGGACAACTTGACGAAAAATGTTGGGATGGTTACAAACAAGTTGGTAGTAAGAAAAAAGGTGGAAAAATGGTACCAAATTGTGTACCTGTAAGTGAAGCAAAAAATCTTACACAACAAGCCGCTATTGCAATTGCTATGAAAAAAGCCGGTAAGAAACCTAAGAATGAATCAGAAAAGGAAATGTATGAAGCTATGGAAATAGATGAAAGTAAGAATTGTCCAACAGACCCTGCAAAATGGGCAGCATCTAAAGCTAAAGCTAAATCAAAATTTGACGTATACCCCTCAGCTTATGCAAATGGATTCGCGGCAAAAGATTATAAAGCAAAAGGTGGTGGTTGGAGAAAATGTAAATAGATGAATTTAGAAGAGAACATACAAAGGATTAGACAAATGATGATTTCTGAGGAGATGGTACAATCTGATGCTTGGAAATCTTTAAAGAAAACATTGGATGTTCTTAAAAAGAAGAAAAAAGTTTTATTATTAAGTTGTTCTAATAGACACAATTGGGACAAAAATGATATTGATATACCAAAATCTAAAATGATTGCAATGTACCTTAATGAAGAATTAGGTGATAACTCAACATTAATGGACGTTTCAGAACTAAATATTGTTCCTTGTGAGGGTAATGTATCAAGAAAAGATGGTAATAGTTGCGGTTTATTAAAGGCAAAACTTAAGGATAAAGATAAAAACCCAACTGGTCATCATAGATGTTGGGCCAGTGTTAATAACCCTAAAGATGAACTTTGGAAAATAAGTAAAGAATTGTTTGAATCCGATGCTGTGATATTCCTTAGTTCTGTTAGATGGGGACAAACAAATATGTTTTACCAAAATCTAATTGAACGTCTAACTTGGATAGAAAATAGACACACAGCGTTAGGTGAATCTAATTTAGTTAAAGATATTGAAACTGGATTTATATGTACGGGACAAAATTTTAACGGTGTTAATGTTAATGATTTACAAAAGAAAGTTCATGAATTTTACGGTTTCAAAACAAATGACGATTTATATTGGAATTGGCAATATACTAAAAATGTAAATGATGAATCATTAAAATCATATAAAGATTCTCACAAAAAATTTATAAAAGATACTAAATTATAATATGAGAATAATAATAACTGAAGACCAAAAAAATACAATTATGAATAGTAATAATTGGGAGGAAGTAAGTGGTAAACTAATTAAAACATTTTATTTTAAAGATTATAAGGAGGTTATGTCATTTGCGAATGAGGTGATGAAAATTGCCAACAAACAAAATCATCACCCCGATATGACGGTTCATTATGATAATGTAAAGTTATCAATTACAGACCACGATAAGGGTAAGGTGTCCGATAAGTGTCATAAATTTGTTAATGAGGTAAATAAAATTATATAACATGAAAATTATTGTTTCAAAGGAAGATAAAGAATATATAAACGAATGTCTTAAATCAGGTGAGGTTTTAAAAGAAGATCTTACAAGGTGGTTTAAAGAGAAGTGGGTAGATGTTAGTAAAAAGGTAGATGGTAAACACCCACCTTGTGGTAGAAAAGATGCCGATGGTAAATCATATCCTAAATGTCGTCCATCTAAGAAAGTTTCAAAAGAAACACCAAAAGTTGCATCTTCATATGATAAAAAAGAAAAGAAGGCTATGACATCACAAAAAAGAAGAGCCGAAAAGAAAGACCCAAAAGTAGGTAAGGGTAATAAACCAACAATGACTAAATTTGATGAGAGTATGAAAAAAAGAACAATAATTCAAATATCTGAAGAACAATTCCAAAGATTATTTGAATACAACGAAGAAACTCCCGTATTAATATATGAAGATGAGGACGGTTCCGTTGAAAACACCAATTTTGAATATAACGGTGGTTTATTAAATGAAGCAGAATACCAAGGACGTAAAGTTCAATTAGGTAAAATCATGCAAGGTGATGTAAAGAAATCAAAAGTATATGTTAAAAACGACAAAGGTAAAGTCGTTAAGGTTAATTTTGGATTTGGTGGTAAATCTGCCAAAGGTAAAAGAATGGTTATTAAGAAAAATAACCCTGCAAGACGTAAATCATTCAGGGCACGTATGAATTGTGATAATCCAGGTCCACGTTGGAAACCAAGATATTGGGCCTGTCGTAGCTGGTAATTATATTAATTTTTGATTTGATATGAAATATATCCTATCTGACGCATACAGACCTTTAGGGTGTGCCTCTTTCTTTTCCACTAACTTACCCATTTGAATCAATTGAGAGTGATTTTTGAGGTCTATACCCACCAAAAACCGACCTCCTTCCTTTTCGTAGGTTGTCTCACGGATATACTTACCCTCATCGTCCATTTTAAGGTATTCAATCATCACATCTTTCTTGTTTTTACAAGAAATCCCCCTCTCATCAATGAGTTTGGTTAATACGTCCAATCTTAATATTTCATAGTTAATTTCTGACATAATAGCAAATATAAGTAATATTCTGGAATATCCCAAAAATAAAAAACCCCCGTATTTCTACGAGGGTCTTTTGTATTGTGAATCCTAAGATTATCTTAATGTATTCATATCAAATGTTGCAATACCTTGTACATCGATGATACCAAAGTAACGGTTGTTCACCATTTTCTTTGCGTAACGAGTCATGATACCTTTGATAGGAGTCATTGTGAAAGGATTGTACATTGTTGGAGTCAATTGTAATGGCACATATGGTGCGTATACATAACCTGCATCCAATAAAGATTTTCCTTTATGACCAATCAAGATTTTGTTAGCTGGGAAGTAAGGATCACGGTATACTTGGTAGCGACCTGCCAAAGAACCGATTTTCTCAATACCCATGTTGTAAGAATCTTGCTCAGGAGCTGCGTTTGATACGTGGAAATATTCCAAATCATCAAATACTGCAGAAACTTCAGAAGAAACTACAATCCAGTTAGCACCACCTCTTAAGGTTGTTTTATGGATTTGAGCTGAAATTTGGTTAACTTTAGTAACTAAAGTTTGGTTCCAGTCTTTTTGTGTGTAACCTTGTAAAGTTGCACCACCAGTTCCACCGTATTTCCACTCATTGTAATCCCATTTAGATTTCCATGCTGCACCTTTACGTAAATCACGTAAGATTTCACGGTCAACTTCAGCTGCAATTTGCTCTGATAATAAAGCTGTTAATTCAGCTTCAGCATCAATGTTGTGGAATGCACTAACGTCTTGAGCCAATTCAGGAGACCAGCTAGCTCTTAATTTTCTTTCAGTTACAGAAACTGTTACTGATTCTAAATCAAAAGAAACCTCACCAATTTGATCTTCAAATTCTAAAGTTGCATAACGACGATAAGTCGCTGTAAAGTCATCACCTTGTAATGTTGTAACTGTAATTTCCGTATCTGCAAAACCTTCAGTTGAACTGTAAGTTTGTAAATCAACATTTAAGTAGATTGTACCAGCTTCATCGCAAATATCATTGAATAAGTTACCGTTTGTACCTGCAGATTTTTGTCCGTAAGATACGATACCTTTACCATATTTTTGAGTTACAACGTTGAAAGGTAAGAAAGTTCTACCACTTAACGCATTTGCACGAGGTGCAGTGATTGTTAATGAAGCTAAAAACTCTTCTGTATCCATTTCGTTACCGTCTGGACCAGCTAATTTACCTTGACCTAATCTAGAGAAACCTGTTAACTTTAAGATAACTGATGAAACATCGGTACCTGTAGCGATAGTTACTGCGTTACTTTCAACACCATTTGCAAAAGTTACAATAGATGTACCAGTTAAAGAAACATCAGTGAATGAACCTTTTGAATAATCAAAAAGACCTTCACCTACTGCGTCACTACCTTCGTAGAAACGATCGTAAAGATTCTTAGCACCTGTGTCATAACCTTGACTTGTTGCACCTGTATTTGGATATCCATAAGGAGAATAGTGATTATTACTATTATCTCTTTCTTGGATTTTAGGTACGAAGAAGAACAATTTACCAATTGGTAAGTTCATTGCTTGTACTGATACGATGTCATTCGCTAATAATTTAGAGAATACACGACGGATGATAGGGAAAACTACAGTTTCAAAAGAACCTGAAGAATCTGCTACTGCCGCTTCGTTAATCAAATATGACGCTTGGTTTTCATACAATTGCGCGATATTATCTTTTTGGTGACCTTCTAAGTTTTCTAAGAAACCTAATTCGTCCCATTTTTTAATGGTATCTTCCTTGATAACACGTAAATGTTTTAATCCGATGTTACCAACCATACCTGATTCTAATAATGCTCCCATTTTTAAAATATTTTGTTTTTTTAGTTTATTTTATTTTTGTCATCAAATCTTTCATTCTTTTGAACTGTGGATTTTCGTAAGCTTTTGACTCAGCTAAAACCTCAGTAGAAGTAGATGTTGATGGCATGTTAGTGATTTTTTCAGCCACTGATTCAGTTACAGTTGTTTTAGTACCTAATTCAGTTTTTATTGTGTTGAATAAAGTTTTAGCTTCATTCATAGAGGAAATAGAATCAAATCTCTTTAAAATATTCAATTTCTCTTGTTTTGTTGTAGAATGTTCAGTGAATAAACGAGTAGCGTAAGCTAAGTTTGCGTTGAATACAGCAACTTCATTAAGCTTGTCTTTGAAAAGAATTAAAGCTTTCTTGTATTCAGAATTTTGTTTCTTCAACTTTTCAACTTCTTCGTTCATTTCATGACGACCTGCTTTATATTTTTTACCTTGGTCAGCTGGCTTTCTAACATCGTTACCCAATGTTCTTGCCGCTTCACCAACTTCAACTTCTTTAGCTTCACCTTCAGAAGCTTCTACTTCCTTAACTTCATCTTCGTCTTCACCTAACTCAATTTCATATAAAGTTTCATCCATATCTGTTTCGTCAGAAGTTTCGTCAGTTTCAGTATCTAAATCTGCGTCCATTTCAGAACCCATATCAGTATCTAAATCTGTGTCCATATCTGCATCAACATCAGGAGTTTCCTCACTATCAAGTTTGATGATATACTCATCTTGACCGTCAGCAAATTCAACGTTATTACCATCTTTCTTAACTACAATACCATCTTCTGGTTTCATAGCCTTGAAAACTTTAAGAACCTCATCATCTGAAGCTCCTGTCATGTCCATAACGTCTTCGTCATCCATACCTTCTTCTGGAGATGGTTCAGTACCTAAATCATCCATAGATGTGTCGGTATCGTCACCAGCTTCAGAATCTAAGTCATCGATTCCTTTACTTGGTTCATTATCGAGGTCTGTGTCATCATCTTCAACATCAGTGTCAGCATCTTCACCATCGGTGTCAGCTTCATCATCTGTTGTTACATCATCTTCCTCTTCGTCAGGTTTAGTTTCGTCTTCAGGTTGTTCACCCATTGGATCTAACTTCTCCTCTTCTTCTAACGATTCTTTAAGCAAGTCGCTTAGTTCTTGTTTCATTGTTGAAGCAAGTATACCTTTTGCATTTTGCTTAACAGCTTCTTCAAGGTTTTGCACTTGAAGTAACGCTTGTTCTAAAATAGATTTTTCGCTCATTTGTAAAATTTGTTGTTTTATTACCTTATAAATACTTGGAAATTTGGAAAAATTGACTATTTCAATATTCCCACCCCTAATAAATTAATTATTTAGATAGAAATGTATCTAATCTACCCATTAGTTTTTTCATTCTGTCCTCAACTACGGGTTTTTCAATTGTAGATTCTTGATATTGGTCTCTTTCAGATGGGTCACTAAAAACATATGCACCAGGTGTAGATGGAGATGAAACTAAATCAAAACAAACTAATTCAAAGTCGTCTTGTACAATGTTCTCACCTTTAACTTGTTTAAGTGAACCTACTCCACGTGAAGAGATACCCAAAGTTGCTCCGTTCATTAATAACATAGCCGCTTGGTCTCCTTTGGTAGAAACAATACCCATCTTCTTCCAACCTGGCGAAGTGAATAGTTTTATCTTACCCATAAGGATTTTACCATCCCACCATGTTTCTAGAATTGAATGTGAAATTCTATCTAAATCGATAAGTGAAGATGTTGGGTGATTTAATTCATTTAAAGCTCCACCCTTCTTAATAATTGTTTGGTATTTTTCGTTTTCTCTCTTAAGTAACATCTCAGGATAAATCCTTCCGTTCTTATTCGGAGTGTCGTATTTTTGTAAAACAGCATAAAGAATCATGTCCTGTGAAAAGTCCATGTTCTTCATTTCTGAAATTATTTTTTTATTCTCTTCTGGAGATACGTGACCAGCATCATACTCAATTAATAATCCTCTGCCGGTTTCTTTTGGTCCTAATACCTTCATTTATAGTTTTTATTACTATAAATACATCAATATCTAACTTATTTCTTTGTTTTGTAAAAATTGAATAGTTTTTTATCAGATAACCCTTCATCTATGATATGTTCGAATAAATCATTAATGATTATTTTAACATCTTTTGATTTAATGTCGAATTGATTGTTAACATATAATGTTACCTCCAAATTCATAAAGGACCTCTTTTCTAACTTAATCCCTTTAGTTCTAACATCTAAATCTACAATAGATTGGTCTTTAAAATACGGACTTTTTAAGTTGTAAATTATTTCTTTAATCTTTCTTCTTGATTTTCCAATCAAATGGTTGAAGTCGTCCGTTTCGTTTTCGGGTTGTAACCACGAATTTAATTTAAGATATATGGTTTTCAGATTTTTAAAATCTACGGTACCATAACCGATTTTTACTTCATTGTACGTTCCCAATGGAATATACTTACCAATTTTCATTATAATTTCATATTATTTTTATTTTATGGTGTTTTATAAAAAATAAATAAAATATTTGATTATTCCAAAAATACTTTCATATATTTGTAATATATTTATTTATATATGATTATAATTGATTTACAAAAAGAGAAAAGTATTGAGACTGCGTTAAGAACTTATAAACAAAAAGTTCAGAAAACAAAACAAGTTCAAAAATTAAGGGAGAGACAACAGTTTGTTAAACCTTCTGTTAAGAAAAGAACTGAAAAATTGAAAGCGGTATATCTACAACAAAAAAGAAATGGACTTAGTTAAGTCCATTTTTTAATTCTGTTAATCTGTAATAATTTAATTTGGATGGGAACATTTCGTTAACCTCATCTTTCACTTTCTTTAATTTAGTTGATAAATCAGTTTCATTTGATTCACTTATAAGTGTAGATACTTGATTGATAATAGATTCCTTTAATTCAGTTGTTTTAGTTAATACATCTTCATGAGATAAAGAAAGGATGTTCTTTAACTCTTCTTTTTGTTGTTCCGATAATGTATTAGAATAAAGAACATTAAAGTTATTTGTTAAAACGGCATTTAATAAATTTTCATTTGGGATTAATGTTGAATCTTTAGATTCCTTTATTTCCTTTTTAGTTGTTAAATGTTCTACTAATTTCTTCTTTGCAATTACTTTCTTTTCAATATTAGATAATTTATCGTTTTCTATTAATACGTCTAAAGAACTATAAATTTCATTTTCATTAATTGTCTCTACATTAATCATTTTATTTAATGATGTACAAAATGTTGTTAAATCTTCCATTTGTTGTTTTAAGATTCCAATAACCCCCTCGACATATAATTTTGCAGTTTCTTTATCTTCAATATATTTGTTTTCAATTTCTTCATAGAACAAATACATTTCTTTAAAATCTTTGTTTTCTTTAATTGTAGTTAGTATATCCTTTATCTCGGCTTTATTTTCATTAGCGTAAGACTCAGTTAATTTAGTTAATAATTTACTTTTTATTGTTCCGAATTTGTTCATTTTTAGTCATTTAAAATATCCTTCAATTTATTCTCTATCTCATAAATATTCTGTTGTGCGCGTTTCATATCAAATAGTGAGCTAAAATCTTCTTTCTCTTCACCTAACATACCTAATATTTTAGATTTCTTTGATTTAGATTCACTTAACGGTGGTTCTCCTCCACCTGCTGCTGGTGGTTCAGGTGCTCCACCGCCACCCATATCCATACCACCTCCTTCAGGATTTTCACCACCCAATGCACCGGCAGCTTCAAGTTTTTCTCTCTCTTCTTCAGGGATTCCGTATTTGGAATCAACCTCATCGAACACACCTGATCGTTTAATAATATTCTGTGTATTAGTTAATTCAAAACCTATAGCTCTTTCTAAACGTTGTTGTTGTAAATCAAGTACGACTTCACTGTCACTAAACCCTAAAATATTCTTCTTTGCCCATGTATGCGACACCGGCAAGATACCAACTTGTGACTGGTCGGAAGTCGCATCTTTGTAAAGTGTTACCTTTTCCTTCCACTGCTCAAGCCTTAACAAATCAGATTGTGCTGATGGGTTAGTTAATGATAAAGTAAAATTATTCAATTCATCTTCCATACCTAAAAGATATAAATGAATTAATGCAACTTTATTTAACTCTTGTATTAATGATTTTTGTATTTTATTAATTGTTCTTGCAAAACGGATATCCATTAATGCAAGATTCTTTCCGTCACCAACTACTTCTTCAAATCCTAAAAATGCTTTAGGAATACGAAGTGCTGCTAACATTTTCTTTTGAATATATTCAATGTCAGCAATTTCACCTAAGTTTTGTGCACCAGGTAAAGTTTCAATTGGCATTGTTTGAGATGCATCACGAACAGGAACAAAATAATCTTGGTCAACTGCCATTTGATTATATCTCATATCCACCTGACCATTACGTGGGTCGGCTATTGGACTACGTTTAAATTTATTTGCAACTTTTTGTACGTAAGATTCAATATCTTTATCGTCCATATTACCAACAAATATTTTAAACACACGTCTTTCGGGTGCTCTTGATGTTCTATAGATTAACATTGCATCTTCAGCAAGTAAAAGTTGTTTCCAAATTCTTCTAATTTTATCTAACATAGAAGTTCCATAAGGAAGTTTTCTATCATCACCTAATAATCTAAAGTGAGCGACTTCCCATGCTTGAAATTCCAAATCTTTATTCTTCCATTGAAATCTTAATTCACGTGTTGGAACTTTAATATCATGAGGTCCTGCGGTTTTTGTTCCAGCACCTTCGATTCTTTCAATTTCAATATTTGGTAATTGTTGAACTCCAACAATACCTTTTTCAGGGTCAATCTTTAAATAAACAAAATCATCACCGTACTTAGACATACCACGAGCCCACATTTGTAGGTTAGTATTGATATCCATTTTTGTGTGGAATAAATCTTGAAGTATTGATTTAATTCTATCTGATTCAGAATATATTGTAAGGATTTCACCCTTCTCTGACATTGTAGTTGATTCTTCAGCGTATATATCTAACGCTGCTGAAACTTCAGGAGTAAACTCCATAGATTCATAGTCGTAGTATGCTGCCATTCTATTCGGTTCATAATAAACCGATTGATTATAAAGAGATTGATCTAATTTTGTCCACTTGTCAGCAATGTATTGACTCTGTTGAGCCTGTAACATTGCCTTTTCATAATCTTCTTTACTATCCGTTTTTAATAATTCATCTTTGTTGAAATTAAATGATGGTGCCTGATCAGCTTTAATTTGACCCGGAAAACCAAACATTCTTGTTAGTTTCTGAAAGACGGTAGGATTTTGATTTGCCATTCTATATAAATACTTTTCTTTATAATATAAACTAAATATTTGGTATTTGGAATATTATTTAGATTTCCCAAATAACCACATATGTTCTTTATATGCGTCTTTAGGTACGTTTGTTGGGTTGTCTTTGTGATAAATGTCGTTAGTGTCCATACCCATAGCCCCTATTTGGTCAAAAGATGAACCATAAGAATAATGAGTTTTGGCCGGTTCGTAAGTTCTTTCAGACATAACCCATGAATCTATCATTGCTTTATTTTTGGAATCATTTTTTTGTAATTGATTGAATGAAATATCACCAGCATATAATGCCATAGACATACTCATAATTGAGTCATCGTGCATTCCTTTCATATGGTCAGGTCTTCCATTCAGATAAACAAACGTATTGAGTTCATTTAATAATCTACTAGACCTTACTAAAAATCCTTTTCTAAGTTGTTCTTCAAAGGCCGCCACGATTTGGGTTCTTTTATTGTTAAAACTAATTCCTGGTATTTTATCTAAAGCCTTTTTATTGTATTCCCAAATGTTCTGTGTGTTAATACCATCAATGAATAAACTTTTATAATTCATTTCTTGTAACTTTCTAGATGTTGCAACTCCCATACCACCTGTGATATCAATTACAATGAAAGCGTCATATAAAATACCCCATTTGTATGCTATATTCGCCAAATCATCTGGAGGTATTTTACCAATATATTCAACAACTTGTTCTCTATCGTCAAAATCAATAATATTAATTGATGAAAAGTCCTCACTATCCCCTCTACTAACATCCACACCCATAATATAACGATGACCTTCAATTGGTTCTTTCCATTGCCAGAAAGTACCTTGCATGTATTTTTCTTTAGGAATACGAATCATATTTTTTGCTATGTTCTCTTGAATATCAGTAGGTATAACCCCATCACCTGAACCTAAGAAATCACATTCCAACTCCTGAGCAATTTTACGTCTATCGTATTTGAATTTTTTAGACATTGATTCAAACCAAGATGAAAATGGTTTATAACCATCCTCAATTAGTTTATTGTACTCTTTCATATCAAAATCATGTAGAACAACTTCATCATCATTATATTGTTCTCTATTCAACATGTAGTGACAGATGTCTTGACATTTAACCCAACGTAAATCTTTGGTGTAACGAGGGTCTTTAAACCATCTTAAATCAGTTATATGGAAATCATTGATTCCACGTAATGCTTGGTCGTAAACACCGTAATAGATAGCATCATAACCATTTGGTGTGGAGATAAGAATAATCTTACCACCCGTTGATAGGGATGCCATAGATGCCGCCCAAAAATCATCACCCGCTTCAATATATGCAGCCTCATCAAATACAAGTATGGTAGGTGTATAACCACGAAGGGCATCCGCCGATGTTGCAACCGCCTTAACCTCACAACCATTATTTAATCTAAATCTACTTTCTGAGTTTTTATCAGGTGAGAACCCAACATTAATCCAATCAGGCCATTGTTCTATGAAATGTCTAACCTTATTAGCCATCTCCACCGCGGTATCACGTTTGTTCGCGATAAGTAGAACCCTTTCAGGATTATCAGGTTTTGCTAATTGTAATTTTTTTGATAACCATGCTGCAGTTACAGTTGTAACTCCAGCTTGTCTATACTTTCTTGTAATGTTTTCGTTGTAATTTTCGTAATCGTTAATTAATTGAATTTGGTCCTCAAACAAATCCATCGGGACATACTTCTTCTGTGTATTGTCAAACGTTTGAAGGTATGTTCTAAGGGCGTATGGGGTATCTTTAATAATCTTAGCATACTCCATTAATTGTTCTGCTCTGGTATTCATATATGTATAAATACAAAAAAAGGTGGTTATTGTAAACCACCTTTGTATTATTTCGTAGGTCTATCTAAACCTAACTCTTTAAAGAGGTCATCATCGTCATCCTCTTCGTCATTATCATTAGATAAACTAATACCAGGTATTCCTGATATAAAATCTTTTAATTCATTGTTATCTGTTTCATCGGAAACATTATTTAAATCCTCATCAAATTCCGCCATTGTCTGTTCGTAATCGTAATTGTTAATGTCTTCTTCAATTGCTCTTACTAAAGTTTCCATTAAACGATTTCCACTTTCAGAGTTAGAAACAACTTCCTTCATAAACACTAAAAACTCTTTTGCTGGTTTTTTGAAAATATGTTGGAAAACCATTAATTGAATAATTGATTTTGTTTCGTCAGTTAATACATCTTCAGGAAATTTAGACCTAATTCTATCCCAAATTACAGGTCCTAAACGTAAATCCCACATTTCTTTTTCTAATGTATCTTCACTATCTTCAATTGCTGTAAAATCTTCTTCATTACCTTCTTCATCTCTTTTTCTACCGTGTAATGCAACCAACTCTAATGTTCCTTTAATTAATTCATGTATTAAAACTGGAAAGTTTACCGCTCTTGCTTTAACCGTTGGTGGGTCTGTTTGTCTATCAACATCTTCTCTACCTGCAATCGCACCCGCCTGTCCCATTGATTTCATAGTTTCATCAGGTAATTGCCAATATAATGCGTCATTTACTGACATCATAATACCGTACAATCCAATGATTCTATCATTACCCACAATTTCTCTAACTCTATCTTCAACATAATGATACATATAGTGACCTCTTTTAGATGCCCCCTGTATAATTGTATTAATAAATCTTCTTTTTGCTTTCTCTAAATTAAGATTTTCTAAATCATTAACGATTTCAATTTCATTACCAAAATTCATTTCCTCTTCACCACCCTCTTCGTCACCACCTTGTTCTTCCTCATCATGACCAAAATCTTCAGGGTTAAATTCACCCATACCAATAATTCTTGCATCATATTGAACTGAACCTTCTGGAATACCTAATTCTTTTTTAACTAAATCTACCGCTAACGCTTCCAATTCTCTTCTATGATTTTGTTCAAACGATAAAATTTGATTATGAGCACTCATCATTTGTTGCATCAATGGGCTCATACCTTGCATACCACTTATAGTTGAATTGGTACCCGTATATTGTCTCATTTTCTCAACAACTTGTTTATATCTTTCTGAAGCTAAAAGTTCTTGGAAGTTCTTATTAGGTTCATTTCCCGTCTGTGGTAATGGTATTTTTTTCAACGGAGTTTCTCCCGATGATAATTTATCTTGTACCCCTTGGTCAGGTCTATCTTGTGAATCAAAGTCCATCGGCATTTCGTTCAAATTTTCTTTGATTAAAGATAAGAGTTTTTTCTTAGATATTCTCATTATTAGTTAACTTTTTTTTCTTCCGCCATTTTAGCCTTTGGTTTTGGGTTTGGTCCCGGGCCAGGTTGTTTAAAAGGAGTTTTTCTTGGGTCTTCTCTTCTTGTCGGTGTAGGTCTTGTACCTGGTTTTGTTTGTGGTGCAGGTTTACTTGGTGCTGTTTTTGGTTCAGCATCTACAATTGCATCATATGACATAAACTCAGGAATACCGTTGTGTCCCTTTTTAACTTTAGGTCCGTGTTGAACCATTGTATTTGACTCGGTAAGTTTAGTTTGGATAAGTTCCATAATTTCGCTTTTAGACGTAAAACTATGAAATTCTTTATTCTCTACCAAACCTTTAACCCAATTTTTTACTTCTTTAATATCTTCTTTTTTACACTTACATTTAGATTCCACCTTTCCACAATCATCACATTTTTTAATATTTTTAAGTTGTGGAAAATCTTCTTTAGATTTCTCTAACGCCTTTTCACTTCTTTCATTGTGATAATCACCTTCTTCCACATCTTCTTCTTTTTTCTTTTTATGACCGTTAAAATTTGGACTAGGTCGTTTTTCTGGTTTATAAGGATTTTTTTTCATTCTTTCTTTTGATTCGTTGTCTTTTTTCCAACTATTGACAAAATCTTCATGTGCTTTATCGATTTCGTGGTCCTCAGGTTCTCTACCTAAATCTTTACTTAATTTATCTTTAATTACACCAAGCATAAGACCATTTAATGATTCATCCACTTCTCCCTCTTCAGTTTCACCTTCTTCTTTTTTCTTTGGTGTAGATTTCTTTTTAGGAGAACTTGATTTTTTAGGTGTTCCTCCAAATAGAGAGGTACTACTTGATTTTGAACCTTTTACGGTTAAACCCATATCAGCCTCATTTACATCTTCTTTAGCTTCACCTTTCTTTTCTTTGTTTAAAATTGCAAAGTCCTCAGCATCAATTTCACCGTTATGGTTTTTATCAATGTTCTTTTGTTTACCCTTTAATTCCTCTTCAACCTCAACCTCAGTATTTGGGTCATTTGCCAAATCTTTTAATTTTTGATCTGTTTTTAATTTGTCAGCATCAATAACAATTCTTTCATGTAAATCTGAAAGTTGTTTATCACTAAATCTAACCAATGTTTTTTCAGAAAATCCTTCTTTGATTAACTGACTAACTATAACGTCTCTTTTCATAATTCTTTGATTTTAATTTCTTCGTTTAATAAACTATAATTCCTATTTTTTAATTTTTTTGTGACAGATTCAATTGGTTCCCCGAATTTAAATGTTAATCTTTCAAATTCGTTATCAAAATCGAACTTTTCCCATGCCAATGATATTACACCATCTACGGCATCAATAACTCCGAAAAAATCGGAGTTTTGTATAAGTTCTAATTGTAAATCTGTATCTTTTAATAATCCAACTACATCAACATATTCGACGTCAGGTGATTTAGACCTTGAGACAGACGATGCAGGTATTGCAAACCAATCTCCCATGTCAATTTCGGTACTTTCACTAAATACGAATTCGTACTGTTTTTGACCTTTGTAATCCGAACCGATTTCATTGACATATATAAGATGCATTTATTTAAAGTATTTGTGTAAAGTTTGACTAATACTACTATTGATTTCATTCTTGATTTCATCTAAATCAAGTTCTTGAATATTATCTTCGTTATATTCGTCACCTGTTTCTTTAATTGAGTATTTTGATAAATCAATTTCATCTGTGTCCATTGGGGTTTCAACAAATTCTTCTAATGAACCCATAGCATCGTATTCACCCATTTCAGCTTCAGGTTCTACAGCCGGTTCCTCAGAAGGAACTTCCGCACTTGGTTCTTCTGACCCCATTCCACCTTCTTCTTCCTCTCTTTCAAATTTCTTAGCAACATCTTCAATATCTTCATCAGATAATTTATCCAAATCAACCGCCGAAATAATCATATTTAAAATATATTTGATATCGTCACTTTCCATTCTATCATGTAAATCTCTTAATTCTTGACCTAATTTACCCGCATATTTTTGAGCTTCAGCCATATAACTTGAACGTTTTCCCATATCTTCTCCACCATCTGTTGGAGGTGTTTCTGAAGGTACAGAACCGCCATCTGTTGGTGCAGCATCGGGTGCTGGTTGAGTTGACATATCGTCCACAGGTGCCTCAGGAGCATCCATAGATGGTTCTGGCATTGGCATTTCTTCTTGTGGTTTGTTTTGTTTTAAAACATACTTTGTTGCTTCTTGTAATTCGTCTTGACCTTTTAACAATTCAAGTCTCTTAAAAGCATCACCATAAGATGAAAATTTGTTTTTGTTTTTCATAAACATTCCACCGATATAATCAAGCGATTGCTCATTTAAACCTCTTTTAACATAGTATGCGTCTTTCTCTCTCACAATACCATATACACCACCTGTTTTTGATTCCTGAACTAATTCAGCCTTCATAGATGATGATTTCTTATTATTGTTGTAGTATGTTAACTCAAGAATCCTTTTTAATTTCTCATCTGAGTTAAGTTTTTCACTACCAAGTGGTTTTATTTCTGCCATTTTATAAATTGTTAGATATACTTATTCTTATCCTATAAATACATAGATATATAGAAAAAAATAGGTATAGTTATTGTTCTACAGACAATTTTTTATCTGTTAGTGTTATTTTAAGTTTTAATAATTTCCCAATGTATCCGTTTCGTCTTAATAATTTGAATGTTAGATTCTCGTAAGAGTACTCCCCACCTGAATCTAATCCACTTTGTCTAAACGATTTAATCTTAGCTCTGATGTTCTCAATATCATTTAATACGTCCACACCCTTATTCCCCTTTTCAACGATTTTATCTATTTTCTTTATATACTCCTCTCCCTTTTGAAGAATCATTCTATCATCAATATTAGGGTTCTTTTGTTCAGGTTCAATAATCCATTTGTTATGTAAGATAGAATAAACGCCAGATGAAACGTGTTCTTCATTGACGTCTTGTACGTATAATTCAACGTCATATCCTTTAATTACGATATCATGTTTTTCATTCCAAATATTCTTTTTAGCATCAAAAAACTCTTTAAGAATTTCAGAATTGTATTTAGATTCTTTATAATCAATTACAATATGTAGGTCAACATCGGAAAAATTTGACCAATTGTAATTAGCCAATGAACCAGTTAAAACAATATCGTGTATGAAAAATTCAACTCCAAGGGATTCAATAAAGTCATCCGAAATTTTTAATAATGCGATTTTAATATCATCACGCATCAAAAATTTACCTTTATCCCCCTCAAAAATTTGATTAGATAAGGTATCTTTAGATTTAAAAGATTTGATAATTTTCTTATCACCTTTTTTATCTTCAATTAATTCTTCAAATAAACTCATCCTTGTTTTGTATACTTATGACTTTTGGCGATATTCTCGTTGAAGTATTTTCCGTGGGATTCGGCTAACCTAAATTTGGTGAACTTCTGCCAAGGAACTTTATTGTATACATAAATACTTCCGTTGTTAAAAACGACGGTTAAGTCCTCTGTTTCTGTATTGTATGTTGATTCTTTAAGGTTGGAAGATTGGATAGTAACTGTAATAAGTTTACCCTCAATTTTTTCTGATATGATACCCATAGTATATTGTTTATATATTATAGATAATAAATATCAAAAAATAAACCCCTCATTTAGAGGGGTTTAAATTTAATTAGATACTTTTTACTTTTTTATAAGTAAAGTTGTTTGAAATGTTCTGATTAAAGAACTTTCCTTGTGACTTAGCCAATCTAAACTTAGTAAATGTTGTTGATGGTACATTTTGGTACTCATAGGCAACTCCACTGTTGAACAAAACTCGTAAGTTTTCTTTTAAAGTGTCGTAAGACGCAGATTTAAGACTAGTTGATTTAATTGAGGCATAAATCATTTTTCCGTTGATTTTTTCTTTTTTTACTGACATGGTGTATAATTTTATATTACTAATTTAAGAAATAAAATTGATAAAAAAAAATTAATTCAAAGAAATTTGTCTTTCTAATGATTTTTTCCTGTCAATCGGTAAAACCAACTCTAATACTCCGTTCTCAACTTTACCTAAAATATCTTTTTCTCTCACATCATCAGGTATGTTATAAGATTTAATGAAACTACCAATAAAGTGACGTGTTTTATCACCTTCAATTTTTTCATACGAAATCTTTAGTATACCATCTTTTGTTGTGATTTTTATGTCTTCCTTGGTCAAACCTGGAACACATATTGAAACTTTATATTCAGTTTCATTTTTGGCGATGTTAGTTTCAGGTGTAGATAAGAATCTGTTGTTATCTAATCCTGTAAAAAATGGGTCTTTAAATAATGTAATCATAGTTATATGTTTTTTTATTTTAATAACAAATACTTTACCAACATATATTTTTGGACAACTTGTCATTATATTTAAAAACTTTTTGACAATTTGTCTCACGTTTGTTTTTTAGTATTATTTGTGTTATGTTTGTATTGAATTAAACTTATATCATATGTCAGTAGATTTTTTTGAAGATGGTCCAACCACAAACCCAAAGAAAGTTAGAAAAGGTTCTAACACCCCAATTTTAGATAACTTCTCTCGTGATCTTATTAAGATGGCCGAGGAAGGTAAGATTGACCCTATTGTTGGTAGGGACGTTGAAGTAAAAAGAATTGCACAAATTCTATCTCGTAAAAAGAAAAACAACGCAGTTATTGTTGGTGACGCTGGTGTCGGTAAATCTGCATTAGTTGAGAAACTTGCGTTAATGATTCACAAAGGTGATTGCCCAACAAATCTTTTAGATAAAAGAATTATGTCTTTGGATTTAACATCACTTGTTGCTGGAACAAAATATCGTGGTCAATTTGAAGAAAGAATTAAGGCAATTTTAAATGAGTTGGTTGAAGCACCGAACGTAATTGTTTTTATTGATGAACTTCATACCATGGTTGGTGCAGGAAATGCGAGTGGTTCTATGGATGCCGCAAATATTCTTAAACCAGCATTAGCAAGAGGTGAAATACAATGTATTGGTGCAACAACTTTTGATGAATTTAAAAAACACATTGAAAAAGACAGTGCGCTCGTTAGAAGATTTCAAAAAATAATCCTAAAGGAACCAACAGAGTTAGAGACAATTGAAATTTTAAAAAATCTAACAACATCATATCAAGATTTTCATAAAGTAACGTATGAGGATGGTGTAATTGAAGTAATTGTAAGGTTAGCAGGAAGATACATAACCGAAAGACAATTTCCCGATAAGGCAATTGACGTATTAGATGAATTGGGTTCTGAAAAAAGAATATCAACAAGAATTCCTGAATCAATTGAAAAATTAAAATTTCAAATTGATGAAATCAAAGAGAAAAAAATACAAGTTGTTAAAAGTCAGAATTACGAACAAGCGGCAAAATTGAGAGACGAAGAAAAGAAAGTAGTTACTAAACTTGAAGATGAGAAATATAAATGGTCTGAAAAACAAAAAGACAATAAGATACCAATTACTATTGATAATGTTTATGAAATCATTTCTCAAATGACAGGGGTTCCAATTAGTAAACTTGATGCAAAAGAAACTCAAAAGTTATTACAACTCGAGGATTTGTTATCTGAAAAAGTTATTGGTCAACCTGAAGCGATTTCTACAATATCAAGGTCAATCAGAAGAAATAGAGTAGGTATTAAAGACGCGAATAAACCTATTGGTTCATTCATATTCTTAGGTTCAACTGGTGTAGGTAAAACTTATCTTGCTAAAACATTAGCACAATACTTGTTTGGTGATGAAGATAAAATCATTCGTGTTGATATGAGTGAATATATGGATAGACACAACGTATCAAAATTAATTGGTTCTCCCCCAGGTTTTGTTGGGTATGATGAAGGAGGTCAGTTAACCGAGAAAGTTAAAAATAACCCCTTCTCTGTCATTTTATTTGATGAAATTGAGAAAGCACATAAAGACGTGTTCAACATACTATTACAAATTTTAGATGAAGGTCATTTAACTGATTCATTTGGTAGAAAAGTTAATTTTACAAATTGTTTGGTTATTATGACATCTAACATTGGGGCGAAACGTGTTTCTGAATTTGGTGGTGGTGTTGGATTTAGTACATCATCAAGCGAAGTTCAAAAATATGAAGTTAGAAAAACAATGATACAAAAAGCGTTGAAACAACATTTTAATCCTGAGTTTTTAAATCGTATTGATGACATAATCTTATTTAATGCACTGAACGAAGAAACATTGAAAAAAATTATTGACCTTGAAATTAATAGATTGTCGAATAGATTAAAAGATAAAGGATATAAAGTTAATTTTGATAAAACAGTCACCAATAGAGTATTTGAATTAAATTCGCAAGAAGAATATGGAGCTAGACCAGTAAAAAGAATTATTCAAAATCTTTGTGAGGATTTTTTAAGTGAAGAAATTTTAAAAGGTAATATTGTTGAGGGTAAATTAATAAATCTCAAATATAAAGACGAAAAATTAACAATCTCAAAAAAATAATTTTAAGTTTTATGGATAAAAATTTATGGGTTTTTGGTGATTCGTTTACTTCATCGTTTAAATTACAAAAAGAAGGTAAAGTTTCGTATGATTATGTAAAATACAAAGGGTACCCACCGAAAGTTTTTTCTGAAATTATAAGTGAAACCATCAATATAAACTTAATTGATAAATCTATTGCGGGAACATGTAATCAAACAATATTTCATTGGTTTGTTGATAATATAAATCGAATAAATGATGGTGATATTGTTATTTTTGGTTGGACCCAAAATATGAGATTTAATGCTGCAACAAAAGATAATAGACTTTTTCCTATTTTAATTGGCGGTGCAAATGAAAAAGTTTACAATTTTATTGATGTTTCATTTGAATCATTAGTTGATTTATCAATGAATAGATTAAAATATTCAGTTTTTTGGACTGAGGTTACCGACTACATTAAGGTCATTAATCATATTTTAAAAAATAATTTGGTTTACCATTGGACATGGGTCGACCCATCTAACGATTATCAATTAGATAATGATGATTACCAAAAAGAATTTTATGATTTTTTAATTCCGTTTAAAAAACGTCCTTCTATTACAATTGAAACCAATAATCTTGTTGATGATTTTCATTGGGGGGAAGAGGCTCATAAAGATTTTGCGATTGAAATTTTAAAATATATCGAATTAAATAAAAATTTTAATAAATAGTTGACTTTTTAGTAAAGTTATATATATTTATATCACTATAGGTTCTCTTTGTCGATAACCTTTTCGTTTCTTAAATTAAGTGGGGTTGAACCCACCGAAAGACCTTAAACCCCGACATCTCGTTGGGGTTTTTTTATGGAATTTGGTTTTATCGTTAAACTTTCGTATATTTACTATATATGAAAAAATTAACATTTATCTTAGCTCTTGGTGTAGCACTTACACTAACAGCATGTGGTTCAGGGTCAGCCGCAACAGAAACAACGGACTCTACAATGGCTCCTGTTGCAGATACAACTGCAGTAGTTGCTGATTCAACAGTGGCACCTGTAACAGGTGGTGAAGTAAAAACTGAAATACCACAAAAATAAGAAATCGGGGTTGGTTTCATACTGACCCCAATTTTTTAATTCTAAATCTCTCCTATGGATAGTGTAAACGAAGCTCAGGGCGAATTAATATTATTAAGAGGGTTACCTGGTTCTGGTAAATCAACGTTAGCTAAAATCATATTACAACTTAGAAGTACAGATGAACCTGAGGTTTTATCGGCTGATGATTTTTTTATCAACGAAAATAGTGAATACGATTTTGATTCACAAAAAATAAAAGAAGCGCATAACTATTGTCAATTTAGATGTTCAGAAAGGATGAGACAACAAAAGGCAAGGATAGTTGTTGCAAATACTTTTACTCAAGAATGGGAAATGGACGAATATTTTAAAATGGCAGAAAGGTACAATTATCGTGTTCATACGGTGGTTGTTGAAAATAGACATGGTAATGAAAATGTTCACGGAGTTCCCGAAGATAAACTTCAACAAATGAAGAATAGATTTCAAGTTAAACTTTAATGAGTCAATTTATTTCTTCTTATGTTAAAACAATTAACCCAAAACCAAAGATGAAATTTCACGCTAACTTACATAGAAACCAATGGTTAATATATCCATTACCTTTTGTTTATTTTTATTTTGAAACATGTCAACCCGATTCTCATGTATCAATTTGGAAAAACAAAATGTGTGGAGTATATTTGTCCTTTAATTGGTTGAAACATACCTACAACATCGGATTTCACAAAACAATAAACTAATGTTAGAAATTTTAGAGAAATATTATACTGATGGTTTGTTGCATAAACAAACACATCCTACTAAAGATTTGACTATATGGAATTATTCTCCTAAAGTTCAATATGAGCGTCTTTGGGATGAAATAACTATTATGTGCCGTGGATTGGTTACCAATTCAAAAGGTGAGATTGTTGCAAGACCATTTAAGAAATTTTTTAACTACGAAGAACATAAACCAGAAGAAATACCTAATGAAGATTATGTGGTCTATGAAAAGATGGATGGATCGTTAGGTATTCTTTTTAATTATGAAAATGAATGGATATTATCAACACGCGGATCCTTCACATCACAACAGGCAATTAAGGGTAAAGAAATTCTTGATAAGAAATATGATGTTAGTTCATTAAGAAAAGACAACACATATTTGTTTGAAATAATTTTCAAAGAAAACCGAATAGTAGTAAATTACGGTGATGAAGAAAAGTTAGTTTTACTTGGTGCCATTCATACTGAAAGTGGAAATGAAGTTCCTGACAGTTCTTTATTCTTTATGCAAGAAGGTGGTTGGGAATTAGTAATGACATATAAAACATGGGGAGAAGGATATGATTTACTTAAAGAAGAAATACAAAAGGATAGAGAGGGATATGTAATTAAATTTAAGAATGGTTTTCGTATGAAAATCAAAGGGGAAGAGTATAAAAGATTACATAAAATATTAACCAATTTTTCATCCAAAGATATTTGGGAATTATTGAGGGATGGAAAACCTATGGATGAATTTTTAGATAGGGTACCTGATGAATTTTACAAGTGGGTTAAACAACAAGTGAGTTCTTTTGAATATGCCAAATACAGAATTGGAGAACATTGTGGTAAGATACATGATTATTTTAGATACGGAAAATATGGAGATGTAGACCCTGAACCAACAAAAAAAGATTTTGCATTACATTTAGAAAAATGTGATGTTGAAACATTTTATAGACCAATATTATTTGCAATGTGGGACGGAAAACCATATGAACATATTATTTGGAGAATAATGAAACCTAAATACGAAAAACCATTTAAGAAAGATGAAAATTAATAATAAATTGAGATTATATCTTGATGATGTAAGAACACCATTAGCTAAAGATTGGATAATTGCCCGTAATTATGATGAATTTGTGGCTGCAATTAAATTACACGGATTAGGTAATTTTGAAGTTATATCTTTAGATCATGATTTAGGTGAAGGTGCCATGATAGAATATTATACAAATGTAAAAAATAATTATATGTTGGATTATAACAACATAGAAGAAAAAACTGGTATGGATTGTTGTAGATATTTGGTTGCTGAAAGTATGAATGAAAAAATACCCTTACCTCAAATTTATATTCATTCGGCAAATCCTATTGGTAGTGCCAATATGATGGGATATATTAACAATTATTTAAAAAACTGTAGGTTACCTCAAACCTGTATAAGTGTTAAAATTGAACATACAATAGATGAACCGTTAATGTTATCCCCAGAGGCTAGAAAAGCAAAATGGGATAAATCTATGGATAACGAATAAATTTTTTGTTGTTTTATTAAAATGTTGTAATTTTGATGTACGAACTAAATTAACTAACTTACTAAACACCATTTAATGCGAAAAAATAAAAATGAAGAACCATTTAAGTCGTTGATAATCAAGGACAAGTATAAAAATTACGAAGATTTTTATAGTGAGAATAAAACGTTAATTTATAAATCAATTTTAAATGTTTTTGAAGAATTTAAAACTACAAGTAAAGAAAATCTTACTTTTTATATCTCGGCAAAAATAAAAAATGAAGAATGGGATACTGAATTTAAATTTCATAAACAAGAATCTATAATATTGAAAAGGGATTTAATTCCACATTTTGAAGAAATCGAGGATTATGAAACTTGTATTGAGATAAATAATTTATATAAAGAATTGACTTCTTAAAATCTAATTAATATATTAGTAAAGTATCAGGAGAGAGGTACATTTATTTTTTGTCACATCCTCGAGGTTTATACTTCGGGGATTTTTTTTATAATACCATTCTACTACCTATCTGAAAGTTGCTTAAAAATACGGAATACGGTTTAGTATTACCACTTATTTTGTAATTAAACGCAAACCCAAATCTCTTACTAAGTTTATAATCAAATGCGGTTCCTAATAAGAAACCCATATGTCTATTAACTGTCGATGCCCCTGTGACACTATTCCAAGAGATAGGTGAGAACATCGTGAACACTTGAGGTGATATTGTAAGTTTTTTTGAATAGACGTAAGGTTTGGTCCAAAATGCAATTGCAGAACTTGCCATATTATAATCAAACCCACCATTATCGTTTTTAAGAAAT